TGTTGAAGGATCTGGTGTAGGTGTAAATGATGCACCTTGACTAATAGTTCCATTAAATCCAGGTCCAGAATTTGTATCAGTAATAGGAGTAATTGTTCCATTAGTGCTTGATCTAGTATTAAAGCGAGCACCATTTGGAATAGGTCCAGTTACGCTGACATCTGCTGCCCATGCACCATCTGCAGGGTTAACGTCAGCATTAAATCTAATTTGCGTCATCTGTGTATCAGCTGTAGTTTGTGGATATGGACGAACGTCCCAGGCCACAGAAAGGGTGTTAGTAGTTGTTGAGTAAGTTACGCCAGAGCCATTACTCCATGTAGTCCAGTCGTATCCTGCTACAGAAATTGATGGGGCGGTTGGTGTAGAAGAGTAGTTTGTACCTTGGTTTACGCCAAACATAATTGTTCCATTAGATCCAACATAAACATTTGAATATGTTACTCCACCCATTTGTAAATTAAATGGAAGGTTCATACGAACACCAGCATCATCTGTATTTGCTAAAACATTTGTTGATGCTCCAATTGTTGCAGCTAATGCATTTACCGCATCTTGAGCATTATTAATTGCTATATTTGCTTGAGTTAATTGTGTTTGTGCCTCTGTCCGTGCAGGAGTTACTGCTGATACCGCCGTGGTTGCTGTGGCTACTGCTGTTGTAGTTGCAGTTACTGCTGTCTGTGCTGCTTGAACTGCAGTAGAGGCTGTTACAGATTGTGCAACTTCTGCTGCAATTGCTGTAGCAACCTGTTCAACTGTCGTAGGAGTTGTTGTCATTAAAGGAGTTGCTGTGGCTATAACTGTGGCTGTTGCTGATTCAATTACAGGGACTGCTGCAGTAATTACTGCCTGTGCTGCAACTACTTCTGGTGTTTGTGTTGTAGCACTTACTGGAATTGCTTCTACTGCTTGAGTAACGCCAATGATTGTTTGAGTAACTGTCTGGGTAACTGCTGTTGCTGTTTCTACTGCTGGGGAAACATTGGATACCTCTGCTACTGCAGATACTGCTGTGGCCACTGCTGTATTGGCTGCTGTGACTGCTGTATTAGATGCATTGACTGCTTGAACTGCTATTGCTATCGTGGCTGTTGCTGTCTCTGATGCCGCTACAGCTTGTGCTACTTCTGTAGTTGCTGTAGCGAGTGCTGTGTTAACCGCTTGTTGTGCTGGACTTACAACCACTTGTTCTGCAGGCGCTGGAACTTCATCACCATATGCAACGCTGGGTCCAAAAAGGAAAAGCCAGCCTATTATAAAAAGGCTGGTTAAAAAATACTTAATTTTTCTAGTCAACTAAGGCTCTCCAAAGTAAAACAATATTTTTGTTTACTTAGTAATTATAGCAGAGTGTTAGTTTAAATTACTTAGGGTTATCTGTTTTATAAAAACCATTACCTTTAAACTGTATACCGAACGGAGTAAAGTGTCTAGTCATTTGTGATTCACATTGAACACATGTGTAACCTGGATCATTTTCTGTTATTGATCTGTTTACTGACATTGTTGCGTGTGCATCATCATATGAGCATTTGTATTCGTATACTGGCATTACCTATCCTTTAATTATAGTGAGCAGTTTAAGGACATACTCAGGTCCATCCTGCGGGTAACGGCCCGCTATCTGCGACTTCCCGATGAAGGGGTGCAGATTTCTATTATACCCTACTTGATTTTAATTGTTTTTGGTTTCTTTTCCTCTGGAACAATACGCTCCAAAGAAATACGCAACATTCCATCTTTGACTTCTGCGCCAGTTACTTCGATGAATTCAGCTAATGCAAATTCACGGGTAAACTTACGGGCTGCAATTCCCTTATGAATTACCTTTTCTCCTGTTGCTTCAGTCTTAATCTCACCTGTTACTGTAAGTGTTTGTTCTTTTACAGCAACATCAAGATCATCCTTTGAGAAACCAGCCACTGCTACTTCAATGCAGAAACTATCCTCATCTTCCATTTGGATGACGTTGTATGGTGGGTATGTTGATTGTGTTGAGTGATTGTGGATTCTTGAGAGTCTTTCAAAATCTCTATTAAATCCGATAAAAAATGGATCATTAAAAAAATCCAGTGTTGTAGTTACCATTTTTGCTCCTTTTAAGCGAGTTAAATTAGTACCCCCTATTGGCAGGTACTAATATATTATATCATTTAATGTTAGTTATCGGAAGTGTCTGGTTTATCTGCTGAAGTTACATATTTTTTATATGCCACAGGCCAATTTAAAATAGCTTTTTGAGCATCTTTTAACTTAATGTTACCTGAGCAAACTAAACGCTTAAGGGCTGTTTCTACTACATCTTTCTTACGTGCATTATTTCCTGCATATGGTTGTGGGAACAAGTTTTTAGGATCTTTTGGATCCCCTCCCAATTGAAGGGAAATTAAATGGTCTTCCTCATAAGCTGACATTTCTGTACCCCATATTTTAGTATAAGATAAATATGTAGTTTTTAATTGTTCTTCTTTTAATTTATTTGTATACGTAACTGTTGGACGAATTGTTGCAGTCCATCCAGATTTACATACAGTTGTAGCAATATTTTCTTGAGTAACATCTTTATTCAATACACCTGGAGTTATTTTTTTATTTTGTAAAACCCAATCTGGTGTGGCTGCAATAGCTGTGCCATTAATTAAAACAAAAATTAATGACAGAGCCACTACATTTTTAAATCTTTTTACCATTTAGGTCTTACTACTCCCATTACTAATGAATAAGGACGCTTCTTTTTGTAAGCTCCCCCGCCATTGCTTTGTGAACCTTTAGCATCTCCGCTAGTATTTCCTTCAAAACATATAAGATTCTTGCCATCATTAGAGTAAACAATTCCTACATGATCTGGCTCCGCATCTTGATCAAATTGAAAAAATACTATGTCTCCAGGCTGAGCCTGACCAACAGGAACTAATTGATTATTTTTTGCAAAATATTTTAGTCCCGCATCGCATGATGCAAAACCTTTCTTTGATTGTGCTGCTACTAGCTTGACTAATCCCGCTTGATCAAAACAATAAGAAACAAACATTGCACACCATGGTTGTCCATTAAGGCCATACCACTTGCCCATAATTGTTAAATTATCGCCTTCTTCTGCATACGCTTCATCTACAAACTTTTTTGCTATTGAAAGTACTTTAACCGCATTTGGGTTTCTATCTTCTGCCATTTTATTCTCCTTAGTTTACTGATGTCTTTAATGAGGCTGACAATTGCCATGACCAAAACTGATGTTGATCAATTCTTTCTGCAATAAAGTTTGCAAGTCCTTGTTCATTTCCTGCATCTGCCATTTCAAAAGCATCTTTCAAGTCTTTAATTATTTGATTATTAGAATCAAGTAAATTTCTAAGCATTTCCAAAGGTGAAGTTGTTGGAAAATCATATTTTACGTTCGAAGCCTGTAATATCTCATCAATTTGAAATGGTGCATAGGCTCCAAGTTTTCTTGACCACTCTGCATAAGTATCAATTGATTCAAATACGTCTTCATAAATTTCTAAAAAGAATGCATGAAGTTCTTTAAACAAAACTCCTTCTACATTCCAATGATAGCCGTGTGTTTTTGTATAAAATACAAAAGCGTTGGCTTGTAATTGTTTAAGTTTATTTAATAGATCCATATTATCATTATACCATTTCTCTTATTGCTTTCCACCATGGATTCGAACCACGATTCTCGCCTCCAAAGGGCGATGTCCTGCCGTTGGACGAGTGGAAACTGGAGCGGATGATGAGAATCGAACTCACCCCTTCTGCTTGGAAGGCAGAGGCACTACCAATATGCAACATCCGCATTAAACGTGTCCCTAGTTGGATTCGAACCAACGCTGTATAGATTTTAAGTCTACCGCCTCTACCGCTGGGCTATAAGGACTTGCTGTGCCCTCGGCAGGAATCGAACCTGCGACGCAGACCTTAGAAGAGTCTCGCTCTATCCCCTGAGCTACGAAGGCCTAGACTAATCGTTTGGAATATCTTGATCTAGATCCATCTCTACTAAACCAAATTCTTTTGCCATTTTTTTTCCTTCATCAGACATTTCAATTATTGCTTCAAGATTATCATTATAAGTAACATTAATTAATCCTTTATTATATAAAGCCATTAAAGACTCATCAACATGTTCTTGATGAGCATGCCATAATTCTGGAGCAAGTATTTTTGCTCTATCTGTTATATTAAATATAAATTCGCCATCTGAGTCCATGCCCGCTAATTCTATAGCACCTATTGAAAGATAGTAATCCATTTTATCTTCGCCGTCCATATTTACCTTTCGTGCAACAAGTAGGACTTGAACCTACGATTACCGAATTATGAGTTCGGGGCTTTAACCAACTAAGCTATTGTTGCTTAGAAGTATATTATATCGTTCCATCTTCGTTTTTGTCAATAGTTTCTTCAACAATTTGTTGTACATATTCTGAAAAATGTTTTCTAATATTTCCCATTGGTCTATGACCAGCAAGTTTCCATATTCTCTTATATTCAATTACATTAGAGAATGTAGTTGGGCAAATAACTATTCCATTATACTCTTTTAATACAGTAGGTAGTGGAACATGTTTTCCACAACACTTACATTCTTTTGCTTTTTCTTGATACGTACTCATATTATTTGCATCCTGTCCATTGCGTCTCGTAAATTCTCGGGCATTCTTGGTGCCCTAATCATGTTGTATGAGCTAGTTTCTCCATCAGCCTCTGTGCCAAAGTCGTTGTCGTAACTCATAGACTCATACGTATGTATATTTATTTCTTCACTTGTGTCAAATTTACTTCTGCTAATAGCATTATAAATAGCACCACAAACTGCATCCGCCAAGTCTTTTGATCCTTTTCTTGGGTGATCAACCCTATCTCTCATTATCTTAAGCTGAAGCAATTCATCTATAAGTAAAGGTATATGTGGTCCAGACAATCTTTCTTCTGCCACAATCATAGCCATATCATCATAATGTTTTTTAGCGACAGACAGAATCTCTGTATTGATACCATATTGTTTTAGTTGTTGCATCATATCATGAGAGTTCCATCTGTCAAAAGTACAAACTTTAATTCTAAATCCTCTTGTTTTTAATGAAAGAATATAATCTTTTACTTCCGTAAAATCTACAGACTTATCTTTTGTTGGTGTCCAAAATCTAACCGCATCTATTTCAACAATGGGGGCTGGCTGTGAATATGTATCTGTAACCTTAACGTTTACCCATTTGTTTACATGACCCATTGCAACTGCACAATGGTCATGCTTTTGTGCTAAATCTACGTGTATAAAATATTCTTTATCTGGATCTGGAATAAACCACTCTTCAAGTCTGCCAAAATTATCTACAGCTAAATGACCCTTACTAAAAGCTTTTTCAATTTTTTCTCTTGATTTAAAAAATGCATCGACTGCATCTGGTGGCATACATGCAAATCTAGATAAAGCATCTAGTGGATTTGTAAAAAATGCTACCTTAAAATCATCAATGCTTCTTACTGGATTGACTTCCCATGTTGGCCTCTTAAGGGCGTAGACTCTTGGAATTTTATATGAAAGAATATGATCTTCTTCCCACTCAACACTAAACTCATTACCGTCTGTATTATCTGGAAGATCTTCATCCATCTTAAACCTATGATCACGAACAATGGTTTCTTTTTGAGCCACAACAGCATCATATCTTTGTTGTATATAATCATTCTTATATCTTGGAAAAGATAGTAGAATTACTTTTCCAAAGTCTGGAAAACGAGAGTCTACTGATGCACGGTACATATCATATATAGCAGCGCCTGTTTTTGCTTGCTCATGCCCTGTTGTATTATCAATTGCAAAACCTGAAATTTCATCAAGGATAACTACAATTACGTTATAACCTTCCCATGCTTCACGCTCTGAGTGACCTGAGTGTACTGTAATTGCCTTATCAAATTTAACTTCTGAGGCCTTGTCATTATACTTTCCAGCAAACCAAGGTGATTTATCAATGCGTGTTTTAAAACCTTTAAAGAACACGTTGCTTGCCTGCTGAGAGTTGATAGCAATATTAATAATATCAATGCTATCACCTGGAGGCTTGCCATAATATGTAGCTGGATCTTTAAGGCATAATAGTAAATATACTATATAAGATACTGCAATAGTAGAACAGTAATCTTTGCCCGAACCTTTTCCTAATTGAGCAACTACCTCATTAGCTGTCTGCTTAAATCTTATCTTTCCTTCTTCTTCTCCAAATAATTTGATGAGTGTTGCTTCTTTATAGATTTGGGAACTTTTTTCAATAAGCGTGTATTGATAGTCGGAAAGTTCTGGAAGCCCAAGGTATTCTGGACTTCTAACAAACGTTTTAAGATCGACTGGTTTTTCATCGAACTCCTCTCCATCGAGCATGTCGATAAGATCGTTAAAATCAAACGACATCGGCTTCCTCTACTGGGACTGACTCAATTACTCCAGTAATCTGAGATAATCTTTTTGCAACTTCCATCTTACACTTAGGACATGTTGATGTAATTTCTTTTAAAATTTTAACTAAAATATCTTGCTTGCGTTCTGTTTCTGCAATTTGAGATGCAATTTCATTATTTTCAAGAACACCAATTGATTGAAGCATTGCAATTCTTTTAGTCTCAATATCTGCAATAAGTTTTAAAGACCCAGACTTTACTGCTAATTGTCCAGACTGATCTGCATCTTCTACTGTTTTCCAAGCTTCTTTAATAAGCATTGCATAGTGTTGATCTGCTCCTGAAATGGCCTCTCTGGCACGATCTCTAATGTTGCTATCATTATGCACAACATCTTTCCAGTCGTCAATTAGCTCAAGGACTTCTTTGCGCTGTATGCCTGTAGTGGTTGCGATCTGTGTGGGTGTGCTTCCTTTTAGAAGCTCTTCAACTACCCTGTTCATTCTGTCAAAATGCTCTGACAATTCTATTTCGCTCATTAATCTATTATACTTTTAGTCGACTAAAATGTCAATTAGATTTAGCCTTTGCAATCTTATATAATACTAAATAACCAATCAAATCATCAATATCATTGTCTCCAGCAAAGCCTTGGTTATTCTTTACTCTATTTAATTTATCATCTATTCTTACCTTTAATTGCTCTGTTGAGTCCGCCGTTGAAAATATTCTTGCAGGCTCTAAAGCTGAGTTACCATATGATATATTTTTTTCAATTAGCATATGTGCAATTTCATGACATGTTGACCAAATCTTATTACCTGCTGGGGCACCTACTGATCTTAAATATAAATCATTACAATTAAACTTAGATACATCTTCATATACTGGCTTTAACATTATTCCGCCCTCTTATTTAATGTTGCAATAAAATGATCATCAATAGGATTATTGGGATCTCTTGAATACTCTATAGTATCAATTATAAAATATTTTTCCACAATTGGCAATACCTCTAAGGATGAGTGATCAATCCATGTTCTACTATGAAGAACTAACCTGTCCGCTATTTGAGACAAATCGTTTAAGTACGCTTCTAATTCTGAATATTCAATATGCTGGAATACAAGACTAGCCAAAACTGTGCCAAACTTAAATCCCTTTACATGTTCCCAATTTGTTGTATACTCTATATTGCTTAACTTATTCTCTTCTGGAACCAAATCAATCATACTAGGTAAGTCAAAAGAAACAACCTGGTCATATGTTTTTGAAAGCTCTACTGAGTTTCTTCCTACTCCACAACCAAAATCTAATGCTACAAATCCGCTTCCAAACAAAGACTTTACTTCGTCATAAACTGGCATATCTTTTAGTGGACCAAAGTATCCAGTTAGGATTAGGTCGCCTGCTGTATCTTTATTGGCATTTAGCCACACATCTTTGCTCATCTTTTTTTAATTAATCCAAACTGATCTAGGTATCTCTGAATAGTCATAGCAGAGACCTTACATTCTTCAGCAATTTCTGTTATTGTTTTCTTTTGAACTACATATCTTCTATGTAGCCAATCTTTACTTTGATATAACTTCATCGCTCTGTTAGTACTTTGTTAGCATAATGTGCAATACCAAAACTATCTGCAACGTCAAAATCCACCACATTTAAATTGTACTTCCTGTTAAAATAGTCAGCAGTTCTCTGCTTTCTCATATTTCTTAATTTGTTTTGATACCAGGAGTCTGCATATCCTGGGTTTAATGCTCTGACTGCCTGCTTTTCTTCTTTAGTTGGGTTCTTATTGCCTATGTACGCCTGCCAAGATGAGGGGGCTATTGTAATAACCTTTGCTCCAGTAGACATTAACTCTGCTATAACAACTCCATAAACATATGATAGTTTAATTACAGCATCAGCTGACTTAACAAATACTGCACCTTCAACAACAATGTAATCTGATTTTAATTCTTCAAGCATTGAATGCATTTTATTTTTTGCATCATGTATTTTTTCATAGATATCTTCGCCCACTAGGTTAACTTTACCCCATTTTAAAGGGATATCGTTTTCCATCAAGCAGAAAGCAATAGAGTTAGTGGAAGCATCAATTCCAAGAACCCTATTTGCCTGCGTCTTCTTAAGACTAGCTAACGTCATCTATCATCCTAAATAATTTACTTTTATTTTCAAGGTTTATATTCTTCTCACATGTGGCGCATAAATCAGATTTATTATATCTGCTTAACTGACATCCACACTTTGCACATGGTCGCAAGGCACCATTTCTGATAGCCTTACGCTCATAGTACTTTTCCATAATTCTGCGGTTAGTAGCAACCCTACAGCATTCATCAGCACAATACTTTTGATTATGAGTTTTTGGATTGAAATCTTTTTTGCAAGTTGAGTTAGCACAGATCATGTATTGGACACCGAGAATAAATCAATTTCAACAGTGCCTACTGGACCACCCTTTGCGTAACACTCTTTCTTAACTGGGCAGTATGTACAAGGCATTTTTGATTTAGTTGCACCTTCTGGTCTTTTAGGAAGATCTCCATCTTTAAAGTTATCCCAGACTTCGCATAGCCAAGCAAATGTCTCCTCAATAATCCTTGTATTTTTTTCATTCATAGAAATTGGAATAACTAAGATCTCTTGAGTATTTTTATTTTCATAAAGGAAGAAGCCTTCCTTGGCCTTCTTTAGTTTCATATAGGTTAATAGCTGCAGCATATGATTGTCTGTAGGCTTCATCTCAGACTGTCTTGTATCCCAAACTTCTTGCTTTGCCGTTTTAATTTCACCAATTACTGTCTCGCCATCGTACTCCATGATAAGATCTATGAAACCTCTGATTGGCGGATACTCATTAATAATCTCTTCTTCTTGCGCTCTCCACTCTGGCATAGTAGAAATAAGTTTCTGTAATCTTTCATGTGCCTGAGTTCCTTGTGCCATATTGGCAACTGCAACTGCATCGTTATCATCAATAAAGACTGCACCAGAGAATGCCATGTACCAATATCTAGGACATTTACCATGACCGTAGCCCAGAGAACTTGGGCTAAATGACTTCTTAGTCATTTCCCCATCTGCACGTTTAGTATTTCTATATGATTCATCAAGCAGTCTGGCAAACAACTCAGGATCAAAAAACTTTCCTGTATGTTTTTTAAACTTAAGGTTCTTTACAATATCTCTAGCCATTTATTAGTTATACCTAACGACATACTTAAGTGCATCTACAAGTTTGTCTATGGACTCCTTTACTGAATAATATATGTTCTTCTTGTTATTGTTTACCGTTCCAGCTTTGTCTTTAGCAATTGTAGAATATACAGATGCAAGGACTGCAAATTTTGTAGACATAGCCTGAAGTTCCATAATTAAATGAGGTGCTTTTGCAGAAGGGACATCTGGATTCATGAGAAGCTTTACAACAATAGCCAGAGCTTTGTCTAGGTGTTCGTCTTTCATAAATTCATGAAGGTCATTAAACTCTGTTATATCGCTAATAAGTTCAAGAGTATTTTTATCTTGCGTCATTTTTAATATCCTTATCTAGTTTGTCTATAAATAAACCTAGCGGGTATCCCACTAAAAATCCGATTGCCATTCCACAAATTAAAAACATTTCCATTATATAAACCTACCAACTAATCCATATCCAAGCCATAGCCCAAATATGCCCATCAGTCCAGCAAATACTGGTGGTGCTGGCACTGGCAATTTAAATAAAGCAAAAACAATACCTACTCCTGCTCCTGTAAGTGTTGTTAGAAATATTTCTTTAATCATGGTTCTCCTCGTAAAACTGAATCAACTCTTCAAGAATTGACCACTCTATAATGCCTAGTCTAACCTTAGACTCTGCCCCTATAATAATCTTTAATGCTGGGTGCATATCTCTATTTACTTTAAAGGTATCTGTGCAAATCTTTGCCCAGTTATCTTTATTTAAATTAAATGATGTTCCTGCCTCTTTATAATCAACAAGGAATTGTTTCCATTGAGCATCACCTTTTTGATAATCGCCTCTTCCGCTATTTTTTTGAGCTTTAGCTCCATCACGCTTTACTTCTGATCTTTCTGACATTACTGAACCGTAAATGAATTCTTGTGTCCGTCTGGACATTCCCAAGATATAGTTGTTGTTAGTGCATCCCAATAGTATGTGTCAGAATCTTTTTCACATTTAGCACATGGCTTAGGGCCGCTAAATTTTTCTAGTTCTACTCTTTCTATTTTTTCTGGCTTATGAAGAAACTCATTAATATCTGGCATTAATTTGCTCCACTAGGTCAGTAACAACTTTTGGATTTTCTTTTAGATATGCAACTGCCTTTGCACGTCCTTGAAATCTTTCTTTATTAACAGTGTACCAAGCTCCGCCTTTTTCAACTATTCCGCACATTTCTGCAACGTCTAAAGTTTCACCAACACCATCTACACCGAGAAAGTCCCCTTGGTAATAAAAGTCATACTGTCCTGATAGATTTGGGGGGCCGAGTTTGTTGTAATCAATAATCCAGTTAACTGGTCGTCCGACTCTTTGTTCAATGATCTTGTCGCCAACTTTAATCCCAGCCTTAATAGCATTAGCCTCAGCTTCAGACGACCATAGTTTAATGACCGTGGAAGAAAAGAACTTGACTGCCATACCACCTGTGGGGATGTGACTAGCATGCATAGATCCAAATTGATTTCGTTGTTGTGAGATGAGAACAAGTAATGTGTTTTTGTTTGCATAATTTAACATTTTGACTGCGTGGGTCATATCCTTTGCTTCAGCGCCGATTTGCTTTGTATCTTGCAAATCTTTCATTTCATTTCCATCTTTTTCAAAATAAATTGCAGGTAGTAAAGCTGATATTGAGTCTACAACAATCATGTCAACTCCAGCATCCATAAGCTTAGTTGCAACGTCTACCATATCATTAACAGTTTTTGCTGGAGAATAGATAAGGGAAGATGAATCTACTCCTAAAGTTTCTGCCCAAGACTGATCGTATGATGCTTCTGCATCAATCCAAGCACAGGTTTTACCTTCTTTTTGTGCAAGAGCAATCATCTGTAAGCAAAAAGAAGATTTACCAGCAGATTTATTTCCCCATACAAGTACTTGTCTGCCATACCCTAGCCCTCCACGCAACGCAAAATTTAAACCAATGCTTGGTGTTAGTTGCTTTTCAACTTGAACATCTTGTGCTGATTGAACTCTTGCTCGTGTTTTTGGATCTAGTTTTGCTAATATACTGTCAATGTCTACTGTCATTTATACTCTCTCTTTTTTATAGTATAGCATTAAAATAAATTGCCGTGAAGTCTTGGACGCTCTTTATTTATATTAATTTTCTTTTCTAGAACCTCATCTAAGCTATGAATTAAATCTCCAGAATTTCTCATTGCTGCATAAATGTCTAATAGTCTAATAATTACATCTACCATTTCTTCAACAACTTCTTCTGATCCTTTATTTTTTCTAATTGCTTCAAGGACTTCTGTTACTTCAGAATGAACTAATGCAAGCTTATTTCCTACCTTATCATAACTAATTGTTCCATCCCAAAATCCTTTTTCAATTGCAGTTTCGTGAAGAATTGCTGAAAGAGCATCTAGTCCGTACTCAGTCAGTATTGATTGTGATTGTTCCATCATTTCCCTTTCGATCAAATACACTAAATATAAACTCAGGACCGTCAGGGTTGTAGTCTACAAGAAGCTCTTTATCTTCATTTGTTGCTGCAACTAATGTAGAGGTTGGCACATGAACCTTGCCTAGCGTTTCTAAAACCGCAACCAAAACTTTACTTGCTGTTAATTGAGCTTGAATTTCATTAACATCATACGGTACTTCTTCTGTCATTTTATTTCCTTTACCATTAAAGTTCCATCGTCCAAAGTAGATAGAACAACCTTACATTTCATTCCCTCTCGCATTTTAGCTAGGGACATCTTATACATTGTGGGGAAAGCAATTACTCTAGTTAATTCTTTTTGTGCATTTGCAAGAACTATATGACTCATTGTTTTTCCAGCTTTTGTTACATACGGAGTAAAGTCTACTACAACATACTCATCTTCGTCAAGTTCATATTGCTTTTGATACAAATAGTTTACAAAAGAATTAGATCCTGTTGGGTCAATCTCGCTTACCTTTACGTAACGAGCAATTCTATTATCTCCAACAAGAATAAAATACATCTGTCCAGTTTCTATTTGAGTCTGCTCTGTATGGAATAGACCAATTGATCCTGTTTCATCTACCAACTCGATACGTGCCCATCCGTTACCACGCTTAATCGATTTAACCATGCCAAACATAACAAATGAACCTAAATCTTCAAACTCTTCAATTGGTCTTGCTTGTGATTTAATACGTGGTGGAATTCCCTCTAAGTTAAATGTAGGTATACCTAAATACTCATAGTAACTATCTTTTTCATTTCCGTTTCTTGGATTGTCTGAGAATGCTGCTCCACCAATTGCATTTAAAGCAGAGATGGCACGGCTATTGATTCCGCTACCTTTTTTAGAAGCCTTGTCAATAAACTCTGAGTAAGAAGCAAATGGTCTTTGATCAATAATTTTGTTTGCAATACTATCTGAAATAAACTTTACTTCTCCAAGACCGAATCTAATTGAATCTTCCTTTAAGGAAAAGAATACATCGGACTCGTTGACATGCGGAAGCTTAATACTTAACTTTAATCTCTTAGCCTCAATTAGGTACTCTGTTCTTTTGTCCTTGTCGTTTTCATTTTTAAGAATCGAAAACATGAACTCAAGTGGATAATAAAACTTAAGCCAAGCAGTATAATAACTAAGCATAGAGTAAGCAACAGCATGGGAGCGGTTAAAAGAATAACCAGCATGCGCTTCAAAAGTATGCCAGAGCGTTTCGGCTTGTTTCTTAGAAATGTGTTTTGAAGCCCCATCAATAAAGCGATCCTTGAACTGGTCGAACTCTTTTGCATCTTTTTTCTTTCCAATAATCTTGCGGACCTTATCAGCCTCTGACCAAGTCATACCCCCAAGGTGTACACATGCCTGCATAACCTGCTCTTGATATATGATAACACCATACGTATTCTCGGTAAAGGGCTTCATAATTGGGTGAATAAACTGGACCGCTTCGTTACCGTGTTTACGCTTAATGTAAGAAGCACCTACTGTATTCATAGCTCCTGGACGAACTAATGCGTTTGATGCAGCAAGATCTTCAAATTTATCTACACCCATTTTGATTAACAAATTAGTATATGGGGTTGCTTCTGCTTGAAACACTCCCTTTGTATAGCCCTCGCTTAGAACCTTATAGACATCTGGATCATCAAGTGTTAACTCGGAAAGATTAATGTCTTTGCCCGAACGCTTTTTAATTGAAGCAAGGGTATCTGAAATTACAGATAGGGTCTTAAGTCCTAGTGCGTCTAGTTTAATAAGACCTATATCCGCAACCGTATCCATGTCATATGCAACAACTGGAATTCTTCCTGATACTAAGTCGCTGGCATCAGCTCTTGATTCTACTGGAGCATACTTTCTCAAATCATCTTTTGCAACTACAACACCTGCTGCATGAACGCCAACGGATCTAATTCTTCCACGTAGTCTGTCGGCAAGCCACACAACTTCAGGATATTTAGCTCTAAACTCTTTAGTGTTTGGTGACTCAACAAAATCTTCAAAGGTATCAATAGACTTCATTGCACGGTTAACATCTGAAAGTGGAACCATAAATACACGAGCAGCATCTCTAATTACACCCTTATCTTTAAAATAAGTGTATGTAGAAATAGATGCAACGTGCTTAAACTTCTTCTTTAAATAGTCTTTAACTTCTTTACGACGTCGGTCTTCAAAGTCTGTATCGATATCTGGAAAGTCATTACGCTCTGGATTAATAAAACGAAAGAACAATAAATCATATTTAATTGGGTCTACATCTGTAATTCCTAGCGAATAACATACCAGCGAGCCAGCAGCAGATCCACGACCTGGACCTACCCTAATATTATTTTCTTTTGCCCAGTTAATCATATCTGCGACAACTAAGAAATAAGAAGCAAATGACTTATCTTTAATTACAGATAACTCCTCATTAAGCCTATCAATGTAGACTTGAGACTCTGCCAGACCTAGCCGTTTAAGGCCTTCAGAGGCCATCTGAGCCAGTTTCTCGTCGGCATCCGTCTTGGGTACAGGTAGCAGGTCTAAACCACTGTTAAAGTCATATTCCTTAACCTTGTCTGATATCTCAATAGTATTATCATATATATCGGTACGAGTAATACCAGCCTTATTAAAGTCAGCTTCAATTTCAGACCTTGATTGTATAAATAAATTATAGTCCTGAAATGATATTCTGCGGTCTGGATATAGATAATTTAATCTTTCATTTATATCTTTAATCTGTCTAGACATTTCAAAGTCAGCATCCTTATCCATTTTAGGGGATGTTGATAATATAAGCATTGCCTCTTCTAGGACTCTATCTTCTTCTTTAGCAAAGTGAGCATCTCCTGTTGCCACCGCCTTAATTTTAAGTTCATCCGCTAATTTTAATAAGGCAGAGTTAATTGGCTCAGGGTTATGTGATTGAACCTCAACATAAAAGTCTGGACCAAATGTCTTTTTAAATCCTTCAAGCAGAGTTCTGGCCTCATCTAGACTTCCTCTATCGATAGCCTTACTAATTAATCCATTAAGACATCCGCTTAAAACAATAATACCTTCGCTGTATTGATCTAATACTTCTCTGTCAATTCTTGGCTTATGATAAAAACCTTCGTTCCAAGCAAGCTCTTGGAGAGTATTGATATTCTCTAATCCCTTTTTATTCTTTGCTAACAGGATGATATGGTTATATGCCTGAATAGATTTATCTGTCTTCGAAGACTTATCAAATCTATCTGTTGGAGATATGTATGCTTCTACTCCAAGGATTGGCTTTATGCCTTCTTCTTTACACGCAATCTGCATTTCACGGTGTGATGATAATGTTCCATGATCTGTTATTGCTATTGCTGTTTGACCCGCCGCCTTTGCTGCTTGAACAAGTTCGAGGGGAGAGTTAAGCCCATCCATTAAAGAATAGTATGAGTGCACATGTAGATGTGTAAATTTCATTTAACTCTCCGCCTCTTAACCTATTACCAGTCTACGCTACTTGAAGAAGTAGACTCTTCGCCATTTGCTTCACCAGCAAAAAATGCTTCTTGCTCTGTGTATGGCATGTCACGCACTGCTGTATCCTCAAGCTGATAAAGCTCAAGTGATGAACCATCAAATGGTGCTTCATCTTTTGCAAGCGGGATAATTGTGTAACTTGTATCTGTCTTTGTGCCAGTACGCTTGATGCGCCACATTAGGTTAGTAATGCTTCCCATCTCTCCAGCATACTCTATGAGTGTTGGTGTGATTGTCTTTCCACTTGAACCTTGAGACAAGATTCCTACATAAGGATCTTCCTTGCCATCATCAATAAGAACATTAATGTAAAGTCGTGAACGACCCTTCCATCCTGCCTTATAGTCCTTGCGGTGTTGTTCGCAACCGTAACACTTGCCTTGATCGTCCATTGTGCATAGAGCCTTGCGACGATAGTCTTTTGGATTTGTGTGTTCTACTGCAATAAATCCTAGACCTAGCTTTTCATTGTAGGTAGGTGAATCTGGATCAAGTTCTTGAAGAAAACGAACTTTAACGCTTTCTGCATCCTCTAACTTAACCCAACGAGCCTTTGTGCCGTCTCCACCTGAAGACTGCGGCTTGTCCATTACTTGATTTAGGCCCTTAAGCCCTTTTACTATTCCCATGTTTCCTCATTTCATATAGTTGATGGTGTATATCCATCTGTGTTTGTTTTATTATGGGGTCCAAGATCTGTACTCTATGTCTGATACTGCATTTTTAATACAGGTTTTAATTTCTTCATCAGTCATGTCGCCAGCATCTTTTGCATCATGTGGATATATCTTACCATATTCATGGGAAGCCCACAAGAGGTCTTTATTTTTTAATCTATTGGCTATGCTCAAGCCTAGCTCTCTGCCAGCCAAATCTGCGTCTGTCATTACAGTTATCTTATTAAAATATCTATTTAAAAGTTTGTGCTGCTCTGTAGATAATATTCCACCAAGCACTGCTACCACATTTGGAAACCCCGCCTGATGTATTCTAATTGCATCAAAGTTGGACTCGACCACAATAACATTCTCGCCAATTTTTTTGGCACGGTGTATATTAAATAAAGTTTTGCTCTTGGGCAAGTTGGTGCTATTCTTAAATGACTTGCCCTCAATTGATCTTCCAACTAATCCAATGGGCATTCCGTCTGGGCTATGAACAGGAGTAATAACCATATTCATTGAAGTAGAATATCCCAATCCAAAATGGTTCATAGACTCTTCATTAATACTTCTTGATTTAAGATAGTCTTTTGCGGTTTGATTTGCTAAAAGATCTGCATGGAGTCTGTCTAAAGTCTCTTGGGAAAACTCTTCAAAGTCTGGCTTCTCTTCAAACATATTTGCCATAATCTCATCAAAATTATTAAGAGCGGCTTGCTCTTGTGTTGCAATAAATCTAATTGCTTCAAAGTCATTCTTATGTAGTACACGTCTAACTAACTCAGTTAATGTTCCAGACTCTCCGCATGATGGATTAAAACATAGCCATACTCCTGAAGATTTGTTTATGCAGCAACTTGCAGTATGTCTATTGGAATGAAACGGGCAGTAAAACATAACCTCATTCCCTGGTTCCCCAACTATATCTAAGCCTAAAGCTTTTACTACTGACTTGATATGGTTGGGCGCATATTGCGTGGAATCAATTTTCCTTGCGTTATACCCTCTGATAGCCATGCCTTCTTCTTTCCTACGTATACTCCGTAGAGTGTCATTAAGAACACCCACGTTTGTCCGTCAAATTGTACTGAAAAGTTGGTGTCTATGTCAAGCACTCTTACATAGCCTTTACTTCTCATGTCGTGGACAAGCATACTTTCGTACTGGTATTTTAATCTAGGTATACCAGAATCGTCAGCAAACTCAACCCTTACTTGAAATCTTTTTATCTGTTTGTGGTTCATCTTTTTGGAATGGATTCTCGTAAATTTCCTTGACGATACCGCGGTTGATATCCCAGTCTAAATAGAAATTAAAATCATGACCGTGTCTATTCTTACGAGAGACAATTTCAATCATATTAGTTTGTGGGTATCTGTGAACGGCTAAAGCCATATCAGCATCATACTCAATTGCCTTTGACCAAGCCACTTGACTCATCATTGGCGGATTATCTTGATCAGAGATATCATCTGCCGTTGCAGCAGTAATATCAATAATAGGAATGTTGTTAGATACCGCAAGCATCTTAAACTCACGAGAAACATTTCTATTTCTTTCTACTTCAGAGTTAGAGCGTTTGTTATCATTAAATAGCTGGTGGTAATCTAGAATAACCAAGTCTGGTTTGTGTTGATCTATCTTACCTTGAATAGTTGCAGGAGTAACTTCTGATGCACCTTCATTTGAGATTAGAACAAAACTATTCTTTCCCTCAAACTTCTTGTTTCCCCAGTTACGGAAATCATCAATGTTAATATCGCCCTTTGACAAATCACTTGCACGAAAGATACCTGAGCCAAGCATTGTAAAGATACGGTCACGCATATTTTCTGGTGACATTTCAAGAGACACAATCATCGGTTTAAATCCTTGCTCCCATGCTTTGCATGCAAGGTAAGCGGTAAACCAAGTCTTGCCTTTTCCTGGCCAACCAATTGCTACAATTAAATGTCCTGGAGCCATTCCTGTTGGGTATGCTTTGTCAATTGCTTCAAAACCTGTTAAAATTCCTGGAGCACCGCCCATTACAGATGAACGCTCTTTAACTGATTGATAATGTCGTGCAGCATTCTCAACGTCAATAATATCTAAGTCTCTTACGTTGTTTGTGTATCGACTTAAACCAGCGAGGTCGCTTTGCATTTGTGCAAGAACTCTAGATGCTGCATCTTCCTTGAGAGCAGATCCGCCACGCATAATAATTGTCTTAAGCTTGTTAGAGATAAACTCATTCTTTAATATGTCTAGGTAGTACCCAGTCTCTGCCTTAGCCTCAACTGGTTCAAAATCTTTATGTCGCTCCATTAGGACGCCTGCTTCTGGAACTGCTTTAAACTTGTAGTAGTATGACTTTAAGCTTTCCCAGATATCTCTATGCGATGTAAACAGATCATCAACGTTATCTGCAAGCAGTGTGCTAATATCTTTATTCTTACATACAGCAGAGATTAATGTTGCTTCTGTATTCACTCTTCGCCCTCCACCATCTTCTTAGTCTCATTCAATAGAATGCTACGGTTAAACTTATCCTTCTTAATTTCTTTATTTAGGGCATCAATTCTATCAAAGTTGTTATAGAAAAAATTTAATGGGTGACCCTGTTTGTTGGTAGAAAAATAGTATATTAAAAGCTCTTGAGCACGTTGGAATCCAACACTCTCTATGACATCATTCATAGCCCACTTCTCTCTAAACTTGTTTACAGTAAGTGATTTATTATACTTCTCTTTGTACAGGGATAGGTATAATCCAATTAGAACATATGGCTCTTTCTCATTTGCCACGTTTTAATTCTTCTTCCACCTCACGAGTCTTTTCAATAAGCTTATCTTCAACAAACTTATAAACTCTCTCTGTGGCTGTATCGACACTCTCTCCAGCTCGGAGATCATCTTCAACGCCAACACCAATTTTAATGCTTTCATAATTACCTAAATTGCGTGTGAACGAAAGGTCCACCTTAACTCTCGTTGTCACTTGTGCTCCTTATTTGTATGGTTAGATAATGTCATGTGGGCAAAATCTGATCTAACTTCTAATTCTTTATTACAAATTGGGCAAATCACAATACGACTACTCGCCATTGTCATCACCTTTAACACTCTTGACTACCACTGGACCATTTAATGAATTCCAGTAAGCAACCTCTTCTTCTCTCCTACGCTTCTTTGCTGCTCCCGTTTCAAGGGTATACTGAGCATTGAATGCCATTACTCCGCCTTCCACACTGGTATGAATCCGCTGTCTGTCTTAGTATACAATATAATGTTGTGTTTGAGAAGACCCAACAATTCTGTTTTTGAAGGAACATTTCCAGAATGTCCTGAATCTAATATAAACTCATGTAATTCCAATATATCTTTTTCACAAAACATATACTTAGACCAATGCTTGTTCTCTGGATTACCTATAGGATATATCTTTTGAGGAGCTTTAATTTTCCCGTTTAAAATATAATCATGTAGAGTAACCGTATGCTTATTTAATAATGCCGAAACATCTTTCATGCCATAAGCTTTACCCATATATTTTTCAACCTGTGAGTATGAGTACATAACTCTTTTTTTATCTGGATAGCACCAAGCAACTAATTCATCCTTAGATCGAGATGCCTTAATAACTTTATGTATTTTATCGTTTAAGAAGAAATACCGTAGTTTTTTTGATTTGCCGTCTCTTTTTGATCTAGCCATTTACCGAAAGCACTCGTTTCTTTATTAATCATCCAGCGTTTCCCGCACATGATGCAGAAAAGTTCCATATGTAGTTTTTGTGAAAAAACTCTATCTACAAAAACTCTGCCATTACATTTTCCACACCACATTATAAAGTAAACAGCTTTCCATCAACTACGCATGAGTAGTCTGGCGCAATATGAATCATTTGAATATGAGGATAGTCATTAACTATATGTGCAACAGCAAATCCTTTTTGCCAATCATGGTGCTGACTATATTTCATTCCATCGCTCTTTTCATCACACATGTGACCAATTTCATATCCACGAAGAGTTTCTCCTTCGCCACCGTTTCTAAGTTCATAGGTTACCATATGTGAGGCAATTCTGTGTGAGTGCCCACGGATCAGGGAAACTTGCAAGTCTTCCATATCTTTTCTTACTGCTCCACCTGCTGCAATTGAAAGTCCGTGGTGTACGTGAATGTCTCCAAAACGACGCTTTGGTAATTCGTTATAGTAAATATATTCATATCCCAACGAGTCTAAACTCCAAAGGGACTCTGGCGTAACTTCGGTAATGTAATCAGGAAGCTTTGCATCTACATAATTAAATACTCGTATGTCATGGTTTCCTAGCGCTGAAAAAAGCTGTGCGTCTGGAAGCATATCTCTTGTTTTAGCATAAAAATCTCTTGCTTCTTTTGCTTCATGTCGCATCATTGGGACAATAAGATCTTTGCTGTCATTCTTATGATAGTTTAAAAACTCTGCTGATCGTCCTTCTGTATACTTACTATAGCAAGCTTGATCATCTGTATCGCCAAGGTAATCAACAACATCTGGTTTAAACCATTTCATAACTTTAAACCATAGGGCAATCATCTTATCGTCTTGATATGGGAACTGCTGATCGGATGAAAGCATCCATTTTAAATCGTTGCTCATTTTCTACCTTAATATGTAAAAAAGTCACGGGTACGTGACTTTGATGTTACAGTAATTGTAACATATTGGTTTAGATTGTCAAGAGTTTAGTTGGCTCCAGCCATAGCAAAGTAGTGTACTTTTACTGTTCCTATAGACACTGTTGCTGCTGATGCGCCTTGAACGGCATTAAAAACAATTTCAAAGCCATTCTTATCTGGATTCTTAATATGATAAACAAAATCCCCCTCAGATGAATTTTTTTCAATTGTTACTTGAACTGAAGAGGGATTACTAGTTAATGAAGGACTAAATGTAATTTGCTTGACGTTTGGCGTTTTTAAAGAAACATTTCCTGGCGTTACTGATTGTGTGCCCGAAGTCATTTTAGCAGATAGTGTAGCATTAACTAGTCCAGCCGTATCTGGTACCTGCAGGGCTTTAGTATTAACTTCATTTAGATATGAAACAAGACTTCTTAATTGATTTGCATCAATTGGTGCATTGTCATCAAATGTTAAATTAAATGCCATTTATTTCTCCTTTATATCGGTAAAGAATCTTCAAACTCTTTTACTGCTTCTGCCTTTTCTTCTTTTGCTTGCATTTGCTGTGTAAGCTCTGCACGTAGAATGGCAATTTGTGTCTCATAATTTGAGACAATTTCGCCAATACGTTGCTGTAATGCGGTTATAACTAATTCGGCTTTATCTGCCACTTTATATCCCTAATCTAATATTAAACTAGCTTATCTAGTTCTGCTTCTAGTGCTTCAATGCGTGAATCAAAATCTGCCAGTTGCGTATTTAGATTTGCAAGGACTTCCGCTTCTGGGGTAGTCTTAGCTGTCTCTTCAACAATTGAGATCTCAATATTAAACTTGTTGTAATGCAAGTTCTTTAGGTGCTGGTTAATAATACCAGCTTTTTCTTCGTTTGACAATAGTGTGGTCATGTTTGCCTCCTTTCTATATTATAGCATTTTTAATCTAAAAGCGCTACCCTGTTTCTTTCAGCTTGTAGTGCTGCTATTCTATTGTTATATTGAGATACCATATCTGATATCTGTGAGTACATACCTGGATCAATATTGTCAAGTCCCGCTGCATTAAACTCAATAATTCTTAATTCATGACTATATTGTTCTGCATGCAAATCATTAAGATGTGCATCTATCACATTAAGCATTGTTTGTTTATTTAAGTACTGATTTGTCATTTTTATCTCCTTTTTTATATTATACTATTTTATAGGTATCCTGTAAAGGTACCATTGTAAGTTGTTCCATTTGTTCCAACTACTACAAATCTAGACTTACCGTAAGAAACAGAGCTTGAAGCTGCAATTGTATTACCATTTGTGCCCGCATAACTGCTTCCTCTTCCAAATGTTCTGTATAAGCCAGTGGCATTTCCACTATAATTAAATGTACTTGCATCTGTTGTTGCTGGTAATGCGGTAGAAGATCCAAATGTTAATATTGAAGTTGGTGTTGCGTTTGTTGCTGGAGTAGTTGTTTGTTCATAAAAATACAATTCATAAAAGAAATAATTATAACTTCCAGTTCCGCTTGATACATTCCAGAACCAGTTTCTTCTTGTTGATGAAGTTCCGCCATTTAAATTTCTAGAAAATACAAATGAAGGTGGAACTGAAGGGGTTGGGGCTACAAACGCAGCTGTAGTTGTAATTGAAGATGAAAATCCGCTTGTGTATGTAGTTGCAGCTGTGTCATTTGCAGTAATTTTAACTTTTGCATAATATCCTGTACTTGCTGATCCGCCAGTCCAAGTATATGACCATGCACCAGTAGATGTAGTTATAGAAGGGAGTCCAGTGCTTATTGTTGCAACTAAAGTCTGTGATGAATTGTATATATAAATATTAGTTATTGAACTTACATATGTCTGTACCCCTGTAGAATCAAAAGGAGACACTATTCCACTTATGGTAAATCCGCTGCTTGAAGCGCTAGCAACGTTAATTGTAGTTGATGGACTTATATAAGATTGATCTGATAAAACTGTGTTTGCTGAAGCTGAAGATCCAGTTTGAGAAGCTCCAGAATATGCAGTTACAGATCCTATAAAATAATATGATGTTGTTTTAGCATCAAGGTTTGTAATTACGTATGTATTAGTAGTACTACTATTATTTATTTTTGTAGTAATAGTAGTTCCCGCTGAGTTTGCTGCATTTAAAGTATATTTATATGAGTTTGCTCCAGTCCAAGTTCCAGTATTTACTGTAATTGTGCTTCCAGCTGAAAAATTATTAGTATCTGTTGATAAAGTTGGCACGGAGGTATTAACTGGTGCAGAAGTGGTTGTAGCTTTTACTGGTGTTGCTAAAGTGCTAGCATCAGCATTTTTTGCTTTAACATGTAAATAATAATCTGTACCTGAAGACAAACTACTTATAACAAGCGGGGATGCTGATGTAGGTCTAGTTGTTAAATTTGTCCAACCAGAAGTTGGAGAAGTTGAACTTGTTGTTTGAGCATAATCCCAAGACGTTGGAGAATCTTGTGTAGAATTTGGAGTGGGACTATCCCAATACCAACTTAAGCTAGCAGAAGCTATTGCAGAATTTGTGATTGTTGGTGTAGGTGGAGCATAAAGTGGTATTCTTGCTGTTACAACATCTGGAGATGCTGGAAACCAGTTTGATCGAACTGTTCCAGATGAAGTTCTCACCCAAAACCACCTAGTCATATCTCTACCAGTAAGTGTTGTTGCAATATAAGGTGATGTTACATTAGGAAAATCTGCAGCAGCTTGTTGATCGGTTGGCCTTGTATTTGAATTAGCATAAAAAACGTCGTACTGATCTCCAGAACCTCCGCTAAATGTTAATACAATTTGATTGCTAGCATTAATTGAAGTTGATAAGGATGTTGGTGTGCTAACCGCAGCCGTGGTTGTAAAATTTGTTTCATTTTCAGGACTTACTAATTCATCATAGTTTTTAGTTCTAATTTTAATATAATAAGTTGTGCTACCAGATAACCCAGTTAAAGATATTGGACTAGAGCTTGACGTCCATGTTCCAGAATAAGAACCGCTAGATGTTCTATACTGATATTCAATTGGGTTTAAATATAAATAGTTACTTCCTGAAGATCCAACAGTTACTGGTATTGAAGCTGTTGTTGCAGTTTTTGTAATCGATCCAAATGATGGCTGCCCTGGAGCAGTTCCCGAAGCATCCACGTAACTTCCACTATCTGAATAAACATAAGCTGCGGTTGCAGTACTTTCTGATGCCCTAATGTTTGCTCTAATAAATGTATAAAAAGAAAAATTTCCACCGCTTGTCGACCAAGTTTTTGTTTCGCTAGTTCCAGTATTAAATGCTGACTGACCATATGTTTGTACTGTTGTCCAGTTAGTATTATCATTACTACCTTGATACTGTATTTCATATCTTGTTGCATTTGTTGATGAACCCCAAGTTAATGTGGTTGATCTTGAAGCACCTTGAGAAGAAGAAGAAACTGCATTTTTTGTAAATGATGACACGTTAAATGCACCTAGTGCTGGAGTTACATTTTGATTTGTTGATGTTACTATACTGGTATAACCTTGATCTTGTGTTCCCGTAGTAAGACCTGTTACTTGTTTCATAACAGATTTAGATGTTGGTGCATATGGACCAAATTGTGAAGTAGGTGTAGTTACACCATCAAAATAAACATACCTCCATGAACCAGTTCCTAATGACGCTGCATAATTAGTTTTTGCTATTCCATCTTTAACATATGCCTCAGTACCTTCTGTTGTATTTGCAACATTTATTGCATATACAGAAGCATAATTTGCTCCAGTGTTAAATACAATTTCGTATTGCCTTAAATTAGATGGCTGACCGTAATGATATCCCTCCCACCTAATAATAAATCTAGTGGTATCAGACCAATACCATACAGATGCTGCTGTATCTTGATAAAGGTCTCCTGGAAATACTCCTATTACTCTTCCTGTAGTTCCACTTATAGAATCTGATGTGCTTCCAGTATCTAAAGAAACATATCCATTTGTTCCAACATGCAACGTATTCCCAAAAGAAAATGCATAATCTGCTTCTCCTTGAGTAGTTGTATTAGCTGTTATTCCTGCATAACCAGTAGCGTTTGCTTCTGTAGATCCCGCCGAGCCAGTAAATGGTGTAACATAAATATAATAAAGTCTTCCTGCGGTCATTCCAGTTAAAGTTACATAGGTGGGGTCTGAGGTTGCTGAATACCCTCCTCTTCCACCTCCAGATTCTATTGTTCCTGCAACTGCGTCGTAAGTAGAAACTATATATCTGTATGTTGCTGCAAAATCATCACCACTTGCAGCAGTTATAGTTATTTTAACAGATGTGCTACTTAACCTTTCTACTGATAATATTGGAGCTTTTGGTGTTCTCATTGAATATTCTGCATTTTGAACAGACACAGCACCAGTCGAAGTAGTTCCTGTAACTGTAAATTTATATGTTGATACTCCTCCGATAGCATACTCTCCATCAACTGATGATTTAGATATTGTTCTATATGTTGAGCTACTTGGAACTGTTATTGATGATCCAGTAGATGGATTACTTGTAGAAGTTGATGATGTTAATGTTTTTGTAGTATTTGTGGTATTGTCAACATAGGAAAAGGTATAAAACAAAGTTGAAGGAGTTGGGGTCCAATGGTAATTCTTTCCCTGAAGCCGTAGCAATTCGCCTGGAGATGTATAGCTAGTTAATATCTCTATTGGTGTATCTGGATTAGTTGCAGATTGCCAAAAACTTTGAAAAGCATCTGATCCAGTTTGTTTTACTTTTACCCAGGCATCATTTACTGATTGCCAGGTTGAGGGAGATACTTTAACAAAAAACCCAGTAATTGTTTTAAAATTACCAGTCTGGCTAGTTTTTACCCAAAATCCTTTTGCCATTTTACCAACTAATCCAAACGTCTCCAACATAACCCGTACTTGCTGATGGTGCAGAACCTCGAGTACCGTAATAAATACCAAACCCTCTTTTTAACATATTGTTATCATATGGGTCTGCAACAATCATTCTATATCTTGCAGCCTTTCCATAGTTTTGTGTTGGTAGGTTTCCTGAAGTATAATATCCTGAGCCTCTATATTGTGTTGTTGTGGCATCTGAAACACCAGTTCCGTAATAATTTATAAGAGTTCCTGTTGCGGTTAATCCATTTGCAACTCCTGGAAGACCATATATTTGAACTCCTGTTGGAGTAACCTTTACTTGTGATGGAATTCCTAAAGTTAAATAAGTTGACTGTGAGTTAGTGTCTAAATCATCTTCTGATGATGATGTGTCTGCTGCATATAGTGTTGCTGATCCTGAAGCAAATGCTTGTACATATGTATTTGCACCACCAGCTCTAAATTCTCCAGATGTCCATTTATTTGTACTTTCATATCCTCCTAATGTAAATGATCCTCCTTGAACTGTACCCTTAATTATTGCACCTTCTGCTGTTAATAATCCTGAAGAGTTAACATAAAAATATGCTCCACTTCCTGAAGATCCAACTGTAAATGAAGTTAATGCAGTAATTTCAGGAGCAGTTATGGAAACTCCAGAAGATAAGGCTCCTGCAAAAGAAGCATTCCCGCTAGAATCAATTCTAAATTGAGGCGATGTGATTGTTCCATTTACTAAATCAATTGCTGTTCCTGTTGACGAATAGCCTGCACCATTTGCGGTTTGCCCATTGCCTCCTGGGAAATTGCTTGATTTAATTACTCCTGTAGTTACTGCTGCTCCGCTAATACTTGTAACATTGGAATTAACTTGTCCTGCAGTAATAAAATTAGCTATATCCCCAGTAGTTGCATATCCAGTAATAGTTAACTGAGAAGCAACAACCGTTCCATCTTTATATACTCTAAATGGTGCCGTTGCTTTTGCCGCACCCGCCCACATAACAATATTATTGGCATCTGGAACACCAACTCCAGATGTATATCCTGTGCTGTTTGCAGTTATAGTTGCATCAGATGAATTTAAAGAAAGTGTTCCTGCTGTAGTTGTTTTAAATAATGTAGAAGAATTTACATCCCATGATCCAATTAGTGCTGATGCTGTAGTAAACTTTCCAGTCGTTGCATCAATTGTTGTAATTCCTGATGTGGTGGCAGAGCTAAATGTTAAACCTGAAGAATTCAATATGTAGCCAGCTCCAGATAAATTACCAGATGTTAGTGTGCCTGAATATAGAGATCCTCCAGATATGATAGACACATTGCCTCTAAATGTTCCAGCTCTTGCGCTAATATTTCCATCTACTAAGAACTCATTTCCATCCCATGAAAGATAGTTAGATGTACTTCCGCCCACTTTAAGCCGTGCACTATTTGTTGCATTGATGTACCAGTAATTACTTGAGTCAAAATATAAACCTTTATTTGTTGCTGTTCCGCCTACACCTACTCCAAATTGAAATGGGCCTGCTGTTATATAGCTAGTTACAGATGGGGTTCCATCTACTTTAAGATCTGGAGAAAGGGAAACATATGAAGTTGAAGTATTGTTATATTCATCATAAGTAGCAACTGCAATTTTATAAGTTGCTCCTACCGCTAATCCTCCAAGCCTATACGTTGTTCCAGAACCTGGGGAATCCACATAAGAATAAGTTGTTCCTGCATCATTACTAAATCTTATTCTATATCCACGAATTCCGCCTGTTGTAACAGCGGGCCACGATATATCTGCATAGGCATTGAATCCTAAATACCCAGTTGAATCTATTCCGCCAGTAGCTGATACTGAAGTTACATTTGGTGGACCATCTACATCTACAACAACTGGACTAACTGGAGTTACTGCAACTATATTAGAATATGCAGTAAAAGCATTAGCTCTATCATTTAATCTTGCTCTTACCCATCTTTTATTATTATTTGGTGCTGAAACAATGGAGGGATTAGATCTATCAGTTTTTACAACCGTATACCCACTTGCTGGGGCAGTTGCTGCCGAAGACTCAACTTCTTCAATTGATATTAAATTAAAAGCATTTGATGTTTGTGTTGGATATGATACTGTATAACCATTAGCAATTGCTAAAGCAGTAATAGTTGGAGTTGATAATGGACTAACATATACAGTATTGTTAAAAGTAATTGGTGAAGACTTGTTTCCATATATATCTACTGAATATATGCTTCCTGAAAATTGCGTCTGTGCATCTCCAAATGCTGCTTGATTTGTTTCAAGGCTTAAAGAAAATTTTTGAGAAGATCCTGATGTAGGTGTAAGATTAAACTCTTTTGCAGCCGTAGGTGATTGGGGAATTAATTTAACAATATATTCTTTTAAATAAGCATTTGCTAATGCTGTTGTGTCATGTGTAAAAGATACCGAAAAATCTGTACCTGACCACACGGCAGATAAACCAGACGGAGCTGAGGGGGCATCTGTTATTGCACTTACTGTAAATTCATCACTTGCTACAGACTGATCTCCAAGCAAATTTATTGCTGTTAACTTAATAGTATAAGATGTAGGATTTGCTGGAAAAGCAAACGCTCCGCCAACTTTATCTATAAAACCGAGTAGCTGAAAATATGGAGATGCGTCTGAGTTATTTCTTACATAAACATCAATTCTTTTAAACCCTGATCCATATGATGCATTTGTAGAATCTACTCCTGACCAAGTTATAACAATATTACCCTGTGATCTTCTGATGTCAGTTGAAAGAAGTTTTGGCTTAGTCAATGCTGATAGATTTAAAGTATTTATTGTAAACCCATTTGACCATATTGATTTTACTCTATCATTTAATGCTTGATCTTGAAATGACCATTGAAACTTTGCATCATAAAGAGTATAAAGTTTTAGCCCCGAAACTTTTACAAGATAATAATTTTTATCCGATGGATCTGCTTGGCCCGTTAAACTTAAGTCTACTTTATCTGCCATGTTAGAATCCTAAATTAATTCTATACTCTATGTCTACTGGCTTGCCAGCAATCTTTTCTACTGGTGATGATAGTACTGATCTACTAATTAAACCAAAATTTGCATCAAATGTATCTTCATCATCTAGTCTTAGGGCATCAAGATATACTACTGCCTGCCCGCTTGATTTTGCAGTTACAACAACTCCAATTTTAATAATTGAAGAAAGATCTGCATATGCATTGTTTGCGGTTAATGTTGAGAATAATATTTTACCTATTTTATTTGATTCTGTAACTGATGCCGCTCCAGCAAATGTTGCCGAATAGTATGATGAATCTGAGCTATAGAATTTAAATGTTATTGAATCTAAATTTGTATTCTCTTGATTGTAGGCAATAGATAAAGAATCACTTGATGTGTATCCAGATAGATCCAGTCCAGAATATGCACAAGTAAATTCTACTGATTGACTAGCGCTTACTGCAATTTTGGAAAAATATGAACCAACTCTTGGTTTTATGCTAGATGTTGTTAGGGCAACTAATTCTGGATTTGAGCCGTCGGATTTAAACCACATTAAATTATTTTCAAAATCTGCAATAAACTTACTATCATAATTGTTAATTGATGATTTACTATTTGGATATAAACCTATTTCTTTAATTATTCCTGATACATCTTGTGGAATTGTAGCTTGGTATACTACAGAATAAGTACTATTACCAGAACCGTCTGTCTGAATATCAATGCTTCCAAAAGATACGGGGACTCTATAGAATTCAAATCCTAATCTAGTATCATTTCCATTTGATTGAACTGCAGTTGAATCAACTCCAAAAGCTAAGTCTTTTGTTGGTGAAGAAATCATTCCTGCAAGGTATGAAGTTAAAAATCTTTTTCCAAATTTAGTAATCAATTTGTAATCCTCGCATTAATTCCTTTTACTATAGCGTTAGTTGAATTTTTAACTTTAATTGTAACATCTACTGTTGGTGGCGTAGTTGAATAATTAATAGTTTGTGAAACAATACTTATATCGCCTAACTGCGGAGATAGTGAACTTAATGCTTCAAAATCTGTACCTGTTATTACTGCCTTTTCAGGATTTACTATACCACTTGTATTGCCACTAGTATAGTTAGAATACCCGCCTAGGTTAGTAAGGAATGTCTTTTTTGTATCCGCCCCAACAATTACAACATCTCTTTCGTCAAGGTCGGCAAGAACATCTGCGCCTTGCTTAACAAATACAGGATTTGGTCTTTTAGTTGTCATTTTATTATTATACCATTTGTCAGCTATAGATCGATCTAGCTGTTATGGTAGTCCCCAATCCATCCGACCATGATTGTCTTACATTAGTTATAACAAATTTGTCAGTAATAGTTAATTCTTGATATGCATAATCTATTGTAATAATATCCCCAACTGAAATTGTTGGGTTAGCCAATACAGTCATATCTACAACTCTTTGTCTTTTGCTCCATTGAGTTTTAATCCAATCGCTGAGTTTTTTGGCATCCCCTGGATTTTGAATCCAAGTTGAGTCCATGGTCATCTGTTCTTTAACTTCATACTTATTTGTTTCTTCATCAAAATAAAGTAGGTCTTCGCTTTTCATAAGAGAATTACCAAATACGCTTAATTTAGATCCATCTGAAGAAGCAACGTTTGTTGTAACTCCTGCTGAATTTAATAAATAAGCTGTGGCAGAAAATGATGTTAAATCTGATCCCAATACACTAATAGATGTATTTAAATTATTATACATGTACTTAGGAAATTTAGGTTCTAAGTCTTGATACTTAGATGAGAATATTCTAAGTTCTCTGGCTACCGACCCAAACTCTTCTACATATTTTTTTGTTGTATGTGAATCTATGGCTGTTAATCCAGAAGCCAACATACTTCCATAAGCCAAAGAAAATGCTGATTTTGAAAATTGATTAGAATATACATTTTCTAATTCTTTTGACACATACTGTTCTTCACTAATTGGGAGGGCATATACATAATCAAAATTTATGCTTCCCATATTTACCATTAAAGATATAAGAGAAGTTTTTGAGATAAGAGGATTTGCAGCAGATACGTATGTGTCGGTTGCAGTTATTTTAAATCCATTAATATATGCAGATATGTAAACTTTAGTGCTAGTTAACTTGACTCTAACATCTATTTTATATGGAACTGATGCAGAAATTAAACCTATATTATTTTTTGCATTTGTTACAGACTGACTATCAGTAATAATTTTTTGAGAATTTTTATAGACTTTTCCTATAGAAAATTCATCTCCGTTAGACTTTGCATTTGCTGTAGTTTTAATTTTAATAAAATATCCAGTTTGAGATGTATTTGATGTAAAGAATCCAAATGCTCCCGACTGCATAGAGGTGTCTGGTGTTGGGCTAAAGTATAGAGTGGTGCCAAATGCATAGTAGCTTGATGAAGTTTCAATACCTGTATCCTTTACTGCTGCACAAAAACTATTGACATTTGTATTTTCTGCATGAATGGTAAACAAAGACTTACTAATTGATACTTTATTTTTTTCTCCTGGAAGAATCATTACTGCTGGAACTTCTTCTCCATCATATGTATCTTGTGGAGTATCAGTTCTATTAAAAAGATCTGGTGAATATGCTGGAACAGTAAAACTAAAATAATTATATGCTCCTGCTTGCCCAGTTCCTAAAGATGCTGCATACCCAATAGATTTTACATAGTATGTAGCTCCAGGAATAAGGCCGCTCATTGTAAATAGTCCGACGCCAGAAGTTATAGAATTAATAACAATATTATCTTTTAATGTTGTATATGCATAATCTGAATACACTTGACCCCGAATACTTAAAACTAAAGGTGGTGGAGTAAATGTTAATGTTCCGCCTACTACGGTAGTTGTACTTGTAAAGTTAGATGTATCCACATTAAATGATGGATTTGGCAAAAGCAAAGAAGAGCTTGATAGCGTTATAAGTTCGTTTAAATAATCTGGAGGATACATTATTTCCAAATCACCGCCTTAAGTGGAATCCATCCTGCTGCTTCTGTTTTAGGATCAGCATAGTGATTCTCTTTCTTTGTACCAAATGCGCCTCTTGTTTTAATTCTGTATCTGTTGGTTGGCGCCATAGTTGTTTTATATGTTGTAACATTTGGAGTAGTTATAACTTCTGCAAGTCCTAGATATCTAGAAAGATCTGACTTAGAAGATACATCTACATATTTTATGGTGTGTGTTATAGAGTCTTGATATAAATATTCAATAGCATCATATTCAATTATTTCTGCATCAATAAGAACATATCCGTTAAATGGAACAAAAATATTAGTATTTGGATGGAGAGCTGAATCTTCTTCATCTCCAACCTCAACAATTTTTAATCCCATGTAGTGATTAGAATGTGCAACATTTGGAGTAATTTCTGGGTCTGCTGTAATTAAAATGTCTGATAGCATTGCTGCAGCCATGATCTGATCATCTGTATATTCAAGAATTTCATGAGAACTTTTATCATATGATGCCATAGATACAGTCTTATATCTAATGTTAATTTGATTAATAGACGGCATTTCTTTTTTAGATAACTCAATTATATTAGACAATAATGCCCCTGATGGTTCGCTTCTAAATGTCCAATCTGCCGCCTTAGTTGAATCAAATAGGTAGTCTCTTGTATAAAATTGAAGAACATTATATTCATCTACTAAAGCCGTAATTTGAGAATCTCTACATAGATCTTGGATGTTATCCCATACCGTTACTGATCCATTACCTCCGCTATTTGAAGATGAGCTCCACCAATAGGTTGGAACAATAATTGATGAGTCTGTTGAAGTATAATTAAAATTATAATTTGTAAAACCTACAGCATCTAGCATTCTTCTAATAATTGCAATTGCTGAATAATTCTCGCATACCATGTCTGGGCAAACGGATTCTTGTAGTATTTTTGCAGAATCAAGACCAAATATATTAACATCTCCCACTTCTGAAAGACTCCATTTATCTACATAAAATACTCCTTGAGGAACTTTAAAATATGTGCCTTGTGTATCTGAAGATGTACCATCAACATGATAAACCTTTACGTATGGAGTAACCTCAGCATTTTTAACTAAGTAAACTTTTGAGGTATCAATTGTTTCGGAAATATTATATTTATTAAATGTTTTAAATTGAAGAGATGTTTGATTATATTTAACTATATTAAGATCTAGGGAATTGGCTGTGCAATACCCTACTGGCAAAAGCTCTTCTGTGCTTGAGTTTTGTTCTTTAACAATATCAAAAGAAACAATATCATTTGATAAATCTTTAACCATATGCGGTGCTACTTCTATTACCCCTATCCAGCCTCCAGGATTTACCGCTGTAAGATTAAGCGATGTCACATTTACAAAAGAATTATAATTTAATTCAGACTCTAATAAGCTCCAGGTTGTGCCAGTATAATAAATTGTTACTGTACCTGCATCATAATTTTTAGTAGTTGTTGATCCAACTGTTGTTGTAAATGGCCGTACAGATGTGCCAGTCTTTAATACTGTACCTGAATTTGCAGATATTGTCCATGATGATGGGGTAGCATGAGATGTTTCAAATTTAACAACTACTTTATTTACTGGAATTGTTTTAGGATATGAAACAGTAAGATAAGCATTAGTATCTTTGGGAGACACCCAGTATTTGTAGTATGAGTCTTTAGATGCATAATATGTTCTATAGTTTAGTTGATAAGGAGTAGTAGTTGGATTCTTAAAACTGCCGCCTGCAATATCTCCGCTAATGGCATATCTGACTCCTGCCGATAAAGGTCTATTAGGCCTGATAACAGTATCAATTGGAAATAATTTTTTAAATGGAGTGGTATTATTAATTACAGTATCAGCATTACCTGTTACTGGTGTGGTTACTTTATCCCAGTCTATTAATGTATTTAAATTAATATCAAGGGTTGCTCCAACATTCATAGAGATGCTTGTATTTTTTTCAAAAATGTCTTTGACTTTTTGATCTACCGTGACTGACATTATACCTGCTCTAACGCAATATTTACATCCCAGAATTCTTGGGCGGTATCTGCAGAAGAAGCCTTAACATTTCTTTTAATTACATCAAAGCTACATGAGCCAAAGATTACTTCAATAATCTCTTCTCTTGTAGGAGAATAAGATATTTTAAGTTTAAAGGATCCTTGTCCTTTGGCACTATTATAAAACGTTTGAATATCATTTGCGCCATATCCGCCATCTACGGTCATTGTTGAATATGTTGGAATCATATTCCAAGCAACAGAAATACTCTTTTTATCTGCAATAAAAAACTTTCTAAGGGTGCCATTAGTTGTTCTTTGTGTTTTTTCAATTCTATTAATTTGAATAGATGCTGGCTGTCTATTGTGCTCAGTCAATTTTTGCCATGCTGGGGTATCTGTAGCAGATGTGTCTACATATAATAGGGAGCCTACTGGCAAGAATACTGTTGTCATATATTTACCACCTGTTGAGTTCCATTGCTATAACCTCTATTGTTACCGCCTCTAGATACAGCCTTTGCTGTAACCATACCGACTTCTCTTGCTAACTGCTTAATATCCATATTTGGTCCTGCTGTAATATAGTTATTAATTACTGGAGCGGCACCTCCAGATGTTGCGGAAGACATATTGTTTGATCCTCTATATCCACCTGAAGGAATATCATATCTTGGCATAGTTGCAACATTTGGATAAATGACTCCTGAAAAATCAGGTCTAATAAGCATGCCCTCTTGTTGTCCACCTAGTGAGTTAATTCTATCATTTACCTCTATAAGTTGTCCAGCAGCAAATGGTCCGCCCAGTGCTTTTGAAACTACAACAGCTCCTGGTGTATGTAGCTTAGAGTCATAGCCATTATTAACCCTATACTTTTTACCTCCATATTCAAAATAAGTATCTTTCTTATATTTGTTTCTTCTTATTAAATCTTCTCTAGCTTGATCGGATAACTCACCATTTTTATCTACAGATTTCATTGACATAGTATCGTATACTGGAACCTCTGAAACAATTTTAGGGCTTTTAGATGAACCAGACCCATCTTTTCCGCCTAACAATGTTTCTATATTTGCTAAGTGTGAGTTGCTAATTGTAATAAGATCAACCATTGCTTTGGAATCTGATTTTAATTGAACATCTGCAAGACCAGTTTGATATGAAGATGACATGCTAGTGCCATTATAGGATTGAGTTACTTTTCCACCCAAGCTATCTAAAGTTTTTGAATCTATTAGGGTTCCACCAAAAGCATCTTTTAGCGCTTTAGCTAAATCTTTATCAGAGCCTTTTGCACCTTTTGATATTGCATTTGCAAGAGTTGAAAGATCTTTAGATATAGTTAAACCTTCACTATACTTTAATGGATCGTCTTTACCTCTTTTATCATTTACACCTTGTCTTTTTAAAAGACCTTCATACTGTTGCTGGAATCCAACTACCTGATCTCTTGCAACAGTTATATTAGAAGCCTGTGATTGTGCGGCGGTAACTTTTTTATTTAAAGCATCAATCTCTTCTTGTTTTTTTGTTTTTTCTTCATCTAACGCTTTTGTTTTAGCTGCAGCATCATCTTGAATAGAAGCAATTGACATTTCAGATTCATGTCTTTTTTGAAGTGCGGATAGTGCAAGACCTGCTCTAACTTGAGCTTCTTTGTCCCCAGCTGCAATTGCTGATTGTAGGTCAAGCTGTGCTTGTTTTAATTCAACAGCATAAGATTCAGCATCTTGAGTTTTTTGAATTGCTTTAATTCTTGCATCAGCTTCTTCTTGAATTTTTTTAATTTTTTTATCAATTGCTTTAATTTCTGCATCAATTTGATCTTTTGTTCTTTGTGCAATTTTTTGTCCAACTTCTCCACCTTTAACTATTTGATCATTTAATGATTTTACAATAGCTCCGCTTTTGCTAATAGTTTTAATATAACCAGATTGCGTACTAGTAGATGTTTCTGCAGCAGATACCATAGCATCTTCAAGTTGTATAAATTGAGCAAGAGCTGCAGCTTGTGATCCTGTTAATTTTTTAAGGTCTACATCTATGCCTGCAACTAAAAGTCTCCATTTAGAATATACTGTTTTAATATCATCACTTGTATTTAATATTTTTGCTAAAGCTGGATATGTCTTTTTTAAACTATCTATTTGTTCTTGTTTTAATTTAGTGCTGGAGCCCTCAATAGAATTAATATTTTTTAATGTTTCTTCCATTGCTTTTGCATGCCCTAGTTGATTCCCAGCTTCGTCTTTTGTTGCCGCTAAAGCATTAACTGCATTATCAAGTCCAACTACTAAATTACTTAAAGCATTACCCAAATCTTCTCCAGACATTTTTTTCATATTTGTATTTAGGTCTTTAAACATATAACTCAAGGCTGAAGCTCTATCTGTTATTGATTTAAAGCCTCCGCTTGTAATTGCTTCAAATGCATGATTTGCTTGATTTGATGCTTTTACAATTGCATAAATTTCATTAGTTGCATCTTGTGCAGACTTGCCTCCAGCAACCCATGTTGCTTTCCAGTTGGCAGCAAGATCAAGAGTCATCTTATTATTTTTTGCAGTGCCTTGATCCATCTTATTTAATACATCTACAAACTCTGACATTTCAGTTTTTGCTGCCTTAATTTTATTTTGTAATTCTTGTATTGTTAATGTTAAACCTGCAACACCACTTGAATTTTGTGCATTAAATGCATTTTCTGATGCTGCTTTTGCTAATTCTAATTGGTTCTTTACATTTTTGATTGAATCAGAAATATTATTATATGCTATTCCTGCTTGCTCTGCACCCTTTTTAGTAACAGCATGAAGCATGGTTTGTTCTTTTGCATTTTCTTTAAGTCTTTCATTATTTTTATATATAGCAATTCCAAGCGCTGTTACTATTGCAATAACTGCTCCCGCTGGAGTTAACATTGCAGCCAAGGCAATTCTCATTGCAGTAAATACTGTCTTTGCAATTGTTCCTAATTTAGCTACAGAACTTCCCACTGAACCAAATCCAGATATAAGTGGTTTTAACATCTTTAAAAGTGGGGCCATTTGCATTGCCATGCCAGCAAATTGCATTCCCATTCCCAATGTTCCACCCATCATTTGTCCACCAGCCATTACTCCAAATCCTGCCATTGAAGCTGCTCCGCTATCTAAACCTCCACTCATACCAGGTACAGTTCCCGTGCCACGTATGCGTGATCTTAATGCTGCAACTCCTCCATTTGCTAAATATTGAGGTGCTGTAGCCATTCCGCCGTTTGAATATCCTGGTACCACTCCGCCTGATGACATATAAACTGGTCCGCCATTTGCAAATCTTCTTCTTTGAGCAGCCCAACCTTTATGAACAAATCTTGATTCTGTAGCAGTAATTCCTGCAGACATTAATCTTTGCAAAAGAGGTTTTGGTGTTGTTGCATGTGCAAAAAATCCTTGTGCTCTTGTTGCTTTTAATGGATCAAGTTGTATAGTTTTTCCGTTGTGTGTAATTGATCTAAGCTCCATGCTTGGGCTACGCATTGGTTCGCCATTACTTCTTAAATTTTCTGAAACTATATAAGCTGGTTCTGATGAAAATTTATTCCAAAATCCTAAAGCGTCTGGATTATTATATAAGTGTTTTTGTATAATCATATCAGATGCCTGATGATATGGGTTTTTTGCATCTGTTACTACTGCAAGATTTCTAATTCCTCTTCTATAAATAGTGTCAATTTCTTTTTGTAAACCTTCAGCATCTTTTCCAGTAATAATTCCAGCTTTTGCTAATGAGTTTAAAAATTGATCTGTTGACCCTACGTGAGGGTGTCCTGATGCTTTCATTGCAGCCTCATAGACTGGTGTTGGAACACCAGGTCTGCCAGCTAACATAGCATTTATTCTTTCTCTAGAAATTCTTCCATTCTCAACTAAATTTGGATATTTTTCTAAAATTGCAGGATCTGTAACTTCATTTAAATATACTCCCGCAGTTCCTCTTAATCTGTAAGAACCAATGTTTCCCCTTCCTCTAAATCTATCTGGGAAAGTTGTTTGCATTTCTTGTTGCGTAACACCAGTCATTCTAGGAACAGTTACGTCTTCATTTGCTCCCATTAAGGTTGCACCGCCATTTATTGCTTTAAGAAGAGGCATATTTTGTTTTGCAGCATCTGCATTAACAACAAACTCTCCTTCTGTAAGCATTGCGGGAACTGTATCTGTACCCATTGGCGTAAACTCTGGGCCGTTACTTCCTTGTTGTCTATATACTACTCCACCTGTTGCAAATCTTTTTGGAATTGTTGTCTCTGTGCTATATCCAGCGCCAAATGTTTTTACGCCTAGACCTCTTGCAATTTTATTAAGAAGATCTCTTGTTCTTCCTGGACGTGTAAGCTCTTTCATATTAGTCTTACCGTCTTTATTTACAACTGGTTGATTTAATAGAGGCACCGTTGTAAGACCAATTGATCTGCCTTGCTGACCTGCAATATCTGTAGAAGCTTGAGCAATCATGCTCTCTACTTGTGCATTTAATGCAATAATTTTAGATCTAGCTACATCTACTGTTATTTTGCCAGCTTGTAGTTCTGCAACAATTGCTGCTGATTCTGTAGCGGCATTAGTAGTAAGATTAACCATTGTTGGAAGAAGTGCTTGATATGAATCAGATAGCTCTGTTGTAATAAGTCCAGTCGCATTAACTTCTTTCTTTAATAATTCAATTTCTGCTTGTGATTGCATTGCAAGTGCACCTGTCATTGCATGCCATTTTGCTGCTTCTTCAGCTACAATACCTGTTGATGCTCCGCCAATTGATGTTAGACCTGGAATTTTTGGAAGATCTCCATTCATATACATTTGTGGATTATTACCAATTTTTTGATTAACTTTTGGTGCACCTGGAACTACACCAAAAATTGTTTGTGCTGCTTTAGCATCAGTGCTCATTCCAGCAACTGGGTTAAGATGAGACATTGATCTAGTATCTTCTGCACTAATTAATGGGTGGTTTGGATCAACAACTCTTCCAGCACCGCCAGGCGATACAACATTACCTGCTACTGTTGAAAGCATTGGGCCTGCTGACACACCCCCAGTCATTGCCTTAGACTGTAGTAATTCAAACTCTGTTACAAGACCTGAAATTGCTGTTTTTAATACTGTGGCTGCCTTAGCATCACTATAAAATGTTGCTTCAACAAGAGACCCTGCTTTTTGTGCTGCAAGAATTTCTGGAGTAAGCATTTTCCAGCCTTCTCCACCTTTAAATAATGATTTAAAATGAGAGGCACCTTTAATAATATAACCAAAGAAGTTAGCAAGAACACCAGTTAACATAATAACAGGTCCTATAATTGCAGTTAATCCAGTAACAAATGTTAAAATTGTTTTAATTGGACCTGGCAAATGTCCTACAAATTTTACAATACTATCTGTAACATTAATAAAAAATGTTTGAACTTTTAAAAATCCCTCGCCCATACTAGCTAAATCTGCTTTTAACCCTTCAAGAGCCCTTCTATATTTTCCAGAAGCTGATTCTGTTACCATTCCTAATTCTCGACTTGCTACTCCAGCTAATTCTTGTGAACTTGCTTTCATTAAGTCCAGAACTTGCAGGGTTTGGCTTCCTTGTTTTCCAAGGTTTGCAAACAAAGCATTCATACGAGCAAATTGAAATTTACCAAATAACTGCTCAATTGCTTGTTGTTTTTGAAGTGGATCTAGATTGTCTAATGCTTTTTGCAACTCTAAAATTGTTCCTGTAAGATTTCCCGCATTTTTTGTTACTATTCCACCAAGATCAATTCCCATAGATGCAAATTTTTCAGATGCTACTTTAGTTGGGTTAATTAATGAAGCAAGTGCTGACTTAAGAGCATTTGCTCCTTCTGCAGCATTAACTCCACCCTCTTTCATCGCTGTAAGATAAAGCGCTAGATCTTTTACACTTCCGCCCATACCTTGAATAACTGGTCCTGCTTTTGGAATTGCTTCAATTAAATCTGCAAGACTTGTTGATGTTTGGTTTTCAACTGCGTTAAGAAAGTTAATAGAATCAGAAAGTTGATTTGTATTCTCTTTAAATGTATTTTGAATTGCCAGTGTGGCTTTCATAGCATCTTGTCTGTCTACTTCTCCAAGTACTGCAAGTCTGCTTGTTTCTTTAACTGAAGCTAGTAAATCATTACCTTGTTTTCCTGTTGCTGCAATATCTGCCGCAAGACTAATAGTATCTTTAAACGATACTCCGTATGCTTTTGCAATATCTTTTGCTGTTGCAGAAACTTCATTTCTTATTTTAGATAAATCTGCTGCAGATGTTGCTGCGACTCCACCGTATACCTTTGTAAGTCTAACCAACTCTGCGTCTGCTGCTCTAAATGAATCTGCTGCTGCCTTGCCAAATGCCGCAAGAGGAACCGTTAACCCTACTGTTAATTGACGTCCTGCCCACTGAGTATTTTTACCCCAATTAATCATTTGAACTCCACCATCTTGAATAACTTTATTCATGATTTGAAGCTCTTGTCTTGCTATAGCAGTTTTATTTTTTACCGCATCAAGACCTTGTGGAATATGTACACTGTATTGCATAAGCCCTTGAGCATTTTTACCCATTGGCTGAATGATTGCATTTTGTAGAGCTACTTGTTGTTTAGCAAGATCTCTAATTAATCCGCCTTGTGTTTTTGTATGTTGTTGAAATGTCTGAAAATATTGCTTCAGCTTCATTTGGCCCTTGTCTAGGTTGGTACCAAACTTTTCAACATCCGATGTTAATGTAACAAAATGTGATGCAAACTGACCAGTTCTTCTTAGGTTTTCACCAAAGGATCTGTTCATGGTTGCTACTTGACTTGCAAGTCTTGCATCCGATTGAATTATTTGTGCTTGAAGTTTAGATAGAGAGGCTGCAACCTTATTGACATCTGCAATAAGACCTGAGAAATTAGCATTAGCAACTATATTAGTTACAATATTTTCATCAGCCATTTATCTTTATGTTACTCCTCTGTGTAGCCTAGACCTGCACCAATTCCAAACCCTGCTTGTGCTGCAAAGCTTCCTTGTAAAGAAACTATATCATCACCTGATGCTTTTATACCTTGAGCTTGTCTCTGTATATCATCAAAAGTTTTTCCTTGAGTTCCTGCGTCTTCCTCATCTACATCTAGATCAATTCCTTTAAGACTTGCCGTAAACTTTCTGTCTTCCGACTTTTGTTTCTTAAAAGATTTCAATGTTTGAATAAGTTCTGGCATTGAAAGACTTTCTTCTAGTTCTTCGTAATTCTTCCAGTGACCTAGAAGAAAAACTTCACCCTCTAAAGCGGCTAAATCTAGTTCTGACCAGCCAGAACCGCTGCCGCTAGAAGGTTTGGGTCGTCCATCTTAATCCCACCACATACCTCAAGTATGCGATTGATTGTAGGAACGTCTAGTGCATCTTCTAATGCATCTCTATCGGCTACCAATTCTGGTAGTTGTTTTTCAAGTGCCACTGCAACTGCATCAATTAATACATTGAGTGTTTGTGCTTCTGTTGTAGACTCACTTGCTCCTTGCAAAACGAGCATAAATTTTCTTAGCTCTTTAATGCTTAGGGGCTTCAACTTAACTGTTGAACCATTTTGAAGCGTTACTTCTTCTACGCTATATACTGTTGTTGCCAATTTAATCCTCCTAGGATCTAGTCTTAATTATTATAACATATAGATATTATCTATACAAATGGAAAACCCCCAGTTTCCTGGGGGTTCTCATTAATAAATTAAATTTATTATGCTACTAGTACACGGTCAATAATCTTGCCGTATTCTGAGCCAGAGTAGTTAGCATCTGGTAGAAGACGGAATGTTACTGGGAATGTGGTTGGAGTAGTACGTGCAAGAGAGTGCTGTGACTGTTGTACAGACAAAACACGACGTGCATAATATACACGCTCTGATGCTGTTGATCCCGCTGTTGGAGCTTGTCCAATTGCGATCAATTGACGCTCTGTTGGAGCGGCTCCTAGGGAACCTGCTGCAATCTTGAGTGTATCAACCTTGGTTGATCCAGTTCCTGTTGTTGAAAGTGAATCTGCTGATTGTCCGAATACAGTTACAATGTTTTCCAAAGTACCTTCTGACATTTCTGTTGCAATCATAACTTCCATTGCAGACTTGAACAGCTTAGCTGTATCAAGTAACTGGTCAACGGTTACTGAATCATATGTTGGGTTGTATGTAATTTGAAGACCATTGTTAGTAAAACCAACGTTACGGTATCCAAATAATCCTGCTGTTTGGTTTACGCCATTAAGCGTAGTTGCGTATGAAACTCCAGTTGCAAAGGCTGGAACTCCTACTGTTGTTGCGCCTGCTGAAACAGCGACGCCTGCTTCTGCGTTAGCGATATAATCTGAATCGTTAATGTCAACGTTCGACAAGAACAATGGAGATGCGCCAACTAGAATATTTTTAGCATTACCTACGGATTGTGCCATAGTTATTTTCCTCCTATTTATAAAAATATATATATATTATTGTAAATCATAAAATCTTGGCTGGCTAGGCCTTTCCTCTATGTATAATAATAGAGTATAATGCGCCCAAAGGCAAATTAAGCAAATCTTCCTGTCGTATCTAGGTGTCTTGCGTATTTGACCTCAAGTATTACATCAGCTGACAAAAATCCTGCCAATTCTTCAGATGGGGCTGTAGGAGATATATCGGCAACAAATATGCTAAAGAATTTAAACTTTTGAGATATGCCAGAATAGGCATTTGCATCCCTAGCCGAGTCATCCATTCTTCTAAATAGATCTGTCATTAAATTTCTAATCTCATTGATCTCTGAAACATCTGTTGAATATATGGTAAACAAAATTTGCTCACAGCATATAGCCCAGTTATCCTCATATGATAGGCCTATCTTGTCATAGACTATGTGTTTCTTCCCGCTCAAAAATTGATTCATTTCTGGAGATTGTTGGACGGGAATAATTGGAACAATTTCTTCCCCTATATTATCGGAGTAGTAATCACTAGCTTTAAAAATACTATTAGACTTTAATTGACTCCAAAGATATTTTCTTAAATCAACTACTATGTCTGCCTTATAATCTGTCATCATACACCCCCAAATGCTGAAGCAATTGCTGATTCTGCTTGCATGTTTAATGTATTAGCAGAAAATGAATATTTAACCTTTTTTATTTCAGATGGAACTTTCATTGCTTTAGTTAATGATGAATTAAATATTTGTTGAAATCCAGATCTTTTAATTGATAGATTTACTAGATTGCCAGTAAAGAATCTTGCATGTGCTATTTGGAATCTTCCTGTTGCCTTACCTCCGCCTGGTCTTGTAACGGTTACTGAGGCCCCTATGGGCATGTAGACTACTCCAGTGCTAGTTTCAAATACTAAGCGCTTAGCGGCCCTTGGGCTAATTATTACGGGCATTCCAGCTTCCATCACAGAAGCTTTATTTTTAAATACATATTTCTTTTTTCCAAATGAGTTGGGTACGGGTGTTTTAGATGTTAAAAATGTTGTACCTAATTTAAACGATAATCCATTTCTTTCTGTTACATTTAATTTAAATAATCTAGATCCTGAATTTCCAACTTTATTCCATTCATAAACGTGATGTAAAGTTTTTGGATTTGTTCTAGCCTGAGCATCTACATATAGTCCAAAATCTTGTTGAATTTGTTTAAATATAATAGACTGAAATCTAGATTGGAATTGCTTGCTAGTTGTTAATTTTGATATAACTTCAGCTTGATAATATATTGCTGCAGATATTTGTGCAACAGTGCTATCTTGCAAAACGGTACCCTTAGTACCTGACATGGTTTTTTGTAATCCGCTGGCAGCTGCAACCAATAATGAGCTATTGTCCAATTGTCTGATTTTCCGATCTCTTCACAGTAGAGTTATAAGCAATGACTCCGCCAAACGGGTCTGTAATTGGTGTGCTTCCCATTGTCTCATAAACCGTAGGAGTATTTGTGGGAAAGTTTAATTCTTCCCAAATAACAGTTCCTTGAGAGTCTCTTATGTTTGTAATTTTTTCTCTTAATGTTATTTTTTCTAATGTTCTAATTTCTAAAGTTTGATGATTATTATATTTGTTAGACATAGTCTGCTTATCTCCCGATCTTGCAGAAGCTGAATTAGTTATTATTCCTTTTGCGCTACAGGGTACGGTTCTATCAAATTGCCATTCTTTTTTTATTGAACCTGTGTTTGGATCCTGTGAATCAAATTGTGTATATACATCTAAAAACATAGACAGAATAGAGTCAGCAAGATCATACATTAGATAACAACCATTTTATTGATAACATATGGAAGAAGTAGTTGATCTGCATAAAGATTACCAGTTCCTGAATATGTACCAGAATTGTACTCAAATTCCCAGTCAAATGTTTTAATCGTCTTAATATATTTATTACGCCAGGTCTTGTCTTTTGAAAAATAATCTTTCATTAATTCAATACAAGCTAAGTCAACCTCATCTGGAACTTCTTCCCATCCAAATCTTCCTTGAATTCTGTATGTTGATCCATGTGAAAATACTCCATTATATGTATCATTAACTGGGGGAGGTACCATTCCATTTGCTACGTATACTGTATTGTCAAGCATGTTAGCTCTGTTAATTCTTATTCCAAATCCGCTTTCTGAAATAATTGTATTATAATTCCAATTATTAACATTAGTCAGATTATTTAAAAGTAATATGTCGTTCATATATAATTCATGAAGTTCTGCTAATTTATAAGGCAATGGCAAAACATCAGAGCCTGAGCCATATGCTATTTGAACATCATCATATAAATAAAATTGTTGTTGTGTATATGCCTCAATAAGTTTTCTTGCATATCTTTCTGCATTGCACAATTCAAAATATGATTTAGAATTAGGATCTGAATAGTCAGACCCCAACCCTAAAGCATCAATTGCTTGGCTCATATCTGTATATGGAGTTTGCACATATATTTTATGATCTTTTTGTGCAGATACACCGCCTACTGAATAAGACCAGTTTAATCTTAATTGTCTTTGTCTATTTGTATATGTTAATGGAATATATACAATATATGTTCCAGCATCTACTTCTGACTTAACAGGAGTTAGTGTTGCAAGTATAGTTCCAGGATTGATTGGAGGTGATATTGCTGGATCTTCTGTAATGTCATATAACCGAACTACAGGAATGCTATCTGAATCAGTTAGCTGTCCCTGCCAAAATACTTTGTGTGTTATTGGTGAATTTGAACCTACTAGAATTTCCATTTAATAAAGGTTAAGCGTAGTACTCCTGAACTTCCTTTGGAGTTGCTAAGCGGAAACCTTCCTCCTTGTCAAAAATTTCTTGAGCGTCATCTTCTGTCATTGCAATAAAAGGATGCTCTTTTGTAAATGTAAAACCAATGATATCGTATCTAAAATTCTCTCTAGTCATTCTAACTAGAACTGTATTCTCTGGTTGAGCATCTAGATTAAATCTAGGAAGAACTTCTTCTGCTTCCTCGCTAAATTCGTCTGTTGCTTTTTCAATATCTTTAATAGTCTTTTGATAAACAGACCAGGTTACTCCCTCTTCGGCAAGAGCGGCAACAATATCGGCCTTGTTCTTTAGTCCATCAGTATCAACTGCAAAGTCCTCTGCAACTTTTCTGAGTTCTGCTACTTTCAATGTCTCAAATGACATATATTCTCCTTTGTTAGGTTCTTCAATTATAGCATTGTTAAATTAAAATGAAAAGCCCCTAAATTAATTAGGGGCCTTTCGGGGATTAATTCTTAATTAATTAAGAAGCAACCTTAACGTTCTTTACGACTACCCAAGCATCTGCTTGTTCAATCTGTACGCCGACTCTTGTGTACATTGTGTACTCAATTGAGTCCTTGCGTGGCCAGAAGAAACGGTAAACAGTTACATCACGCTTGATTCCAATAACAACGTTATTTGGGAATGACAAGTGGATATCTCCGTGTGAACCTGAAGCTCCTGATTGTGTTCCAGTCTGTGTCTCATTAAGAAGTGGTACTTCAACAATCGGAATACCGAATGCGAATGGTGCCACATATCCTGCAGGTCCACCTAGTGGTGCAACTCCTCCACGGATTACGCTTGAAGCGATATCTTGTGGGATTGTCTGATTTGTTCCAATGCTATTAGCATATAGGAAATCCTGAATCAAGTTTGATCCAGCAAGGAAGCGAAGGTCTCCACGACGTTGCTTGTACTTACGTGGCATAGCCTTAAGTGCTTTGTTGAATACTTCACGTGATACGTTAGCTCCAGCTGCGTCTACGACACGACCTGATGCCTTTGCCTTCTTTACAACGCCATCAAATGACTTGTAAAGTGCGTCTGAAGAAAGTGATGTGTCACCGTTAAGAATAACATCTTCGATGTCATTTCCTGCTTGTGTTGCCATCAAACGTGCAATGTGATCTTCTAGATCTGCACCTTCGATGTTATCTTCTAGAGATTCTGTTGAAAGCTCCCAGTCCATGCGTAGCTTCTTTGTTGTTAAAGAGATTTTTGAGAAAGTCACTGCTGCGTTAGCACCAGTGTTGTCTGCCTCTGTCGCTAGCTTCATAAGCTTTTCGCCTACTGACATGCGATCAATTTCTGCTGTGTCTGACTTCATGCGAACTGTACGTGCGACCTTACCGATTACGGTTGCGTCGAACATATAGTCTAAGAAGCGAGCAGATTGTTCTGGGTTAAGAAGACCACCATTGCCATTTTCAGACGCTGTGTGTACTCCCGCTCCACCAGTTGTTGAGCCAAATCCAGTTGATACCTGAGTACCAGCTGCTACGGCTTTTTCTAATGTTTCATTGCTCATTATTTTATACCTACCTTAGTTAAATATTTCGTTTACGGAACCGAGGAAAGAACCGTTCCATTTAGATTTTCTGATTGTTACCTCTTCTGATCGGCCAAGATCTGAAGACTTCTTAATTGCAGTCTCTGATTCTACTGCGTCGACACGCTTTTGTACACCATCAATCGTGTTCTTGATATCATTTACAGCACCTGAAAGTACTGTGTGTTGTTCTGCCAACTCTGAAATTCTAGCGTCTACACTCTTGCTGAAAGCTTCAACAGTCTCTTGGATTGTTGTTACTTGTACCGCATTTGCTTCAGATGCCTTATTTAGAGTTTCTGAGAAAAAGCCTTTTAGATCGCCTAACATCTTCGCAAAATCAGGTTCATCAACCTTATCTTCTGATACTTCGGCTGCTTTTTCCAGAGTCTCGGCAGGAACGTCTTCTGCTGCTGCTTCTTCTGCAGGAGCCTCAACTGGAGCTGCATCTTCTGCAACTACTGCTGTATCTTCAACGGCTACTTCAACTGCTGCATCTACTGCAACGTCTTCAGCAACTACGTTTTCTGTATTTTCTGACATTGTATTACCTCCTTCTGCGTTTGCCTGTTTTGCAATTGTTTGTGTTTCAGGCAACGTAAATCTTGAGTGCTTATATGCATCAAGAATCTTATCAATCTCTTTTGCTTTATTAACATCTGAACTTTCAACCCAACCAATTAATTGTGCTGGATTACCAGATACTGGTGAGTCATATGTTTTTTCTGTTGAGATAAAAACAGAATTACTGTCTTCACAGTAAAAAATATTTTCGGTTACAACGCCTACCGCTATACCTTTTGCAATATATTGTCCATTGACTTTCTGAATAGAAAGAATGTTACAAAGTTCATTTGCTGGTGAATCTACTATTGATAGTTCAATTAATTCATAGTCCTTGATAAATCTTACAGACTTACCTGTGGCCTTGTTAACTTCATTATCTGATTCTTTTATCTTTCCGCCAATTGAAAATCCTGAAAGGGTTCCGTCTAAAACTTTTTCCCATGTATCTTGAGCGCCTTTTGAAATGTATGCATCAACATAAACTCCATTATAAAATTCTTTTGACTTTGGGTCATAAAAAGTTTCTGGTCTAAATGAAACCATTTTGCCTACTGCATTTGATCCATGCATCTCACGTATATTACCTCTAAAGTTTTCAAACGCCTTGAGGCTTGATTCCGCTGTTACAACATCGCTTGTTTGATCAACATTGTCTAGGGTTGCAAATCCAGAAACAGTTCTCTTTTCACGGTTAACTTTAGTGAAAGGAATAGACAAACTAATGTCATTGCCATGGCTAGTCCATAAAGACTTTTCAATATTCATATGCTTAATTTTAGCGACTTATAGATAAAAAGGCAAATAACAGTTGAGTAGAGTTAGTCAACCTGTCTGCCGTCGCCCTTTGCATTTCTGCCTTCTCCCGATTTATCGGGGGCAGTTGCTTGGCGATCTTGAGACCTTTGTCTAGTATTTCCAGCTACGGCTGCTTGCTCCGATGCGGCTGGGCCTTTAAGTTCAATTACTACATCTCCACCGTCTAGCGGAATCATGCCTTTTCTAATTCGAACTTCATTAGGAGTAATTACTTGCATTCTTAAATATCTCTCATCAATTTTAGATTGAGTATCTTCATCTGTAAGAGTTAATTCATTAAATTTAAGAGATAAAGCATCTGTTTTTTCCTCAAATATTTTATTTAATTTTTTCTCTAAAATCATTTGTGCTGGACGGCATACTTGCTCTTTAAATGTTTTATCTGCATCACGGGCTACCGCTAAATTAACTCCTTCTGGAGTTCCAATTTTATTAATTGGCACACGGTGAGCTAAAAGTATTTCATCTCTATTTGATTTACGATAAACATTAAATGAAGATTCCTGTGGATTTGCCTCCACTGGTTCCATTTTAAATTCAGTCTTTGAGTCTGGAGTATCTCCTGGAAGTGGAATATATAGGGATCTATGATTCTTACCCTTTAGCCCAACCTGGAAAAATTCAAGTAATTTTCTTTCTGACTCTGGAGAAAGCTTAGCTCCCTTTACTGTAATAATATATCTTGGCACCGCTTTGTTTTCAAAGTAGTCTAGGTTATATCTTCCAGATAATTCATTACCCGCCAAAGATACTTGAGCCGCAATAATATCTGCCACCCCATAGTAATTATTCATTGGAGTATATTTCTTTAAATGAATAATTTCGTTTGGACGGTCTTCTTGTCCCGCAATTGGATTCTCTGTTTCTGTATCTCCAAAATTGCTAAAGTATACAGCCTTACCGTATAGTAGTTGAATAAAGCCATCTCTTAGTCTACGCACACGCATTGTCTTTGCAGGGATATGCCCAATGTAACCAATGTTTCCTGCTGTGGTTCTGCCTATTTCAATATAGCCATTTCCTGTTGCTTCGTAGTCTGTAAATACTTTAATTAATGTCTGAGTAAATGTATCTTCATCATTTGTTGTATCAAGCCAAGAGTGGATATCTTGTCGTAGCTTGCTAAGCTTTCTACGTGCTCTTTCAAGAGACTTCTCATCTGTAATTGAATCAAATGCATCATTTGTTTTCTTTGTTTCTACAAAGTCATATCCTAGCCCAACAATGTTAGCAACCTTTGCATTAATTGCTGCATAGTTGTATGTTGAGATTTCATATACTTTTGAAAGATATTCTAGGTTATATGGGGGCTCTACTAAATCGAACATCGCGTAGCCTGTAATGGCTTGTGCTAATAAATTCTGTTGTGTTCCAATTCCATCTACACCAGTAAATGCTTTTGAAAATTCTCTATTCATTTTGCGCTTAAACGAAGTACCTAGTCCTCTTACTTTTTTAAGATCTTCAAGGCTTGCTGAAAATGGGTCATTACTAATTTCGTCTTTTTTTAAAGAGAACCAGTCTGCGTTATTTGAAATATTAATTATGTTTTCTGAGTTGTCTTCATCAAGAAATTCTACGCTCATTTTAGCCCCTTTAACTTTTTCATTTCGTCTTTATAGTTTCCAATATCTAAAGGATCTGGAATTAATCCCCAGTCGAGTCTTTGCTTTTGATGTTGGAATTCTTCATCATCAATTTTCCTTCTAGCGGAAAGAAATTTAGGCCCGCCTTCATATATACCGAATGAGCGAACTTCTCTAGCCAAAGCATCGATATTGGATCTATTTCCTTTTTTGGACGTGACTGAAAGAAAATTCCCATCATCGTCTCCAATCCATCTACCGTCAGGCATCTCCCAGACATATATACCTAGGGTGCTCTCCTCATCAAGAACTTTAGTATTTATACGGTTAATATCCATAGTATTTTATTTTACCATTATTCCCTGCTTAAGTCCAGCTTTTGTCAACGAATGTGACAAAATTAAATAGTTTGTATCACTACCCAGTCACTATTGTATACTTTTGGATCAGAATCTGTCAAAGTAAATGACGTATCTGAAACATAAGCATTTGGTCGTGCAATATAAGACGCATAATGATCTAAGGCTAATGTACCTGACATTGCATAATTGTAAATAGCAATATTCTTATATAGGCTGGATGGTCCGCCTGCACCTGAATAATTAAACTTTAATATGCCTGATGCAGGTTGTGTTAGAACTAATACAATATGATGTAAGTTATCTGCTAGGAATACATTTGATATATTTGTCTGACTTGTCCGATCTACTCCATTTACGTATATCTTTGAGATATTAGTCTTTGTTATGGTCCCGCCCGTTGTCCAAGAGTATCTAGAAGCCGTGTAAGAGCCATCTGAGGCCACATCAAATAAAGTGTTAGCCGTAAGGTCAGAAGGAGTAAAAAACATTTCTATGGTGCTTACAGAGTCTTTTACGGGTATATTAAAACCTGCTCCTGCTTTTGTTTGTAACCCATTATTTTTATGTCTTAAAAGTGGGGGGTAATTAAATGATCCCAATGAGTAATCAGATGCTGATGTTGCATAATATCCTGAATTTTCTGAGTATACATCAATTGATTTATAAAAGTCTAGTTTAACTGAAGATAACTTAGGAAGGTATTTAGAAGCATCTGTTGTAGACATAATAATTTTAAGAAATATAACATTAGATGTTACTGCTGCCGATTTATTGTAATTAGGCAAAGCTTTTCCATTTTCACATTCAGTATATGTTATTCCATCTGCACTTGATTGTACTGTTATTCCTTTGTCCGCTTTCCAATATAATTTAGATGTTGTAGCTCCTAGGTCAACTGGTATATTTATAATATCATTAATTTCAACAGATTTTGCTGTGACGGTATCAGTTTTATAAAATGTAAGTGCTTGGCTAGCCTTATCAAAATAAACATCATCATTAGTATATGTATTTAAATTGTTTAAAGTATATCTTTGAACAGGTTTTAAGAATTCATCATTTAGTCCGAATAGTTTACCGCCATCTGTTCTAATAAACTGAATAGGATTAACGTGAAATGTTCCAGCAATAAAATGTGATCTAATTATTTCTGAAGATAGAGACTCACGATATATGGCTGGAGCATCTACTATGAAATAATCACTTGCAGTACATGGGCCAACAGATAAAGCAAGGAGGGTATTTGTAAATTTAAATCCAGTAATTGATTTGGTAGCAACATTGTATCCATCTACATATAAAGACATGCTAGATTGAGAATATGTAGCTACAATATGCATTACTTTATTTGTATTGTTTAATGTGTAATATAGCTCATTGCCTTCAAGTTTAAATACTAATGATCCCGCTTCATAGTATATTCCAATTCCTGCTGTATTGTCTGCCATTAAAATTGTTCTTGATGTACTAGTAATTTTAGGATATACCCAAACCTCTAATGAAAAGTTGTTTTGTGAAGTATATTTATTGGCAAATCCGCCACTTACTGTTGATCCATAATAGTCTTTCGTTGTAGACAATGTGATTGATTTTGTAGCATTAATTAAATTACCTGAAATTCCGCCTGAAATTAAGGGAAGAATGTTTGATTGAAGTCCACCAACATATGTGCCTGTATTGCCACATCCAGAAATATCTATAGCTGATGTACCCGCAGATTCATCTAATGGCAAAAGCACAATTGGATGATCTTTAATTACTTTAAGCTGATAGGACATTTTTCTCCACTTATTCTAGAGTAGAGGTTAAACGACCTCTACGCCTGACACCATTATACTTACTCCGCCTGTTACGTTAGCGGAAGCCCATAAAGCTTCTCCAGCATTAATAACCAATGTAGTATCTGTAGATTTTGTTGTATTTTCTGCAAGCAATACGTCTCCAAATATTCTATTAGTTGCTGATGGGGTTTGTCCAACTGGGACAAGGTAAAGACTAAATGCAATTGGTCCGTTAAATGTGTTTGCAGTTAAAATACTTTTAACAATAGCCTTATTAGTAAAAGTTTTAAGACTTGTATTTGTTGTAGTTAGAAGGACTGGCCCAATAAATCTGGATGGATTATATGCCATTTGATATCCTAGCTAATTGCCCATTTAGATATAAGATCTCTTTCAATTGAAAGATATTCATTTACTGGAAGAGCTCTGTTATAAATCAATAGCTCGCCTAGTTTAAATGCTCCGAATGTTGCGGAGTATCTTCCTATTACTTGACCTGTCATGCTTGTAAGTCCGCCTGAAGATGCACCAACGGCTACGTCAACACCGTTTCTTCTAACTCTACGTGAGTTATCAGCATTGCTATAAACAAGTGTATAAATTTCTGGTGTTCCAACAGTTCCTACTGTAACAATAGCATTTTGATCATCATTACCAAAACCAAACTTATATGTATTTGAGGATACGTATCCTGCAATAAGATTGTTTCTTGTTCCTGAGTTTGTTCCACCGATAACATATGTGTTTGAATTTGCTGGCTTTGATGCTACATAAATTACTGTAAATGATGACGAAGCGATCCATGATAATGTCTGATCTGAAAAAGGTAGAAAATTTGCTACTCCGTCAAAGTTTACGGCTGGTAATCCAGCAATACCTGTTGATTGAAATGTTGGTTGTGCTGCAGAAGTTGCTTGAACGCAGTTTCTTGCAAGTCCTGACTTATCATTCCATTGAGAAACTTTGTTAAGCCCATCTCTTGTAATTGTGCCTGGAAGTGCCGCATCTAGCCAAAGCTGTATTCCAACTGTGCTAAATCTATTACGTCTAAAAATAATATTATTACTAAGCAATTGGGTCTTCCTCCATTATTTTTATTAACTCTACTAGAGGTCTTTTTGGCCATGTAATTTTAGAGATATCCTTGCTTCCAAATAAAGATGAGATAGTTTTTCTATATTTCTTCCACTCATCTAATGACTTTTTGTCCATATCTGGATCTGTTTCAACCCATGCTGTGGATATTAATTCAAAATCTACGTGAGCATTAGCATTTGCAATTTTTTCTTCATCAGACATTTTTTCAACTTGTACAATATAAACCTTTTTATCTTTAATAAATGGTTCGCATGGTACTAGCTTTTCTTGAAAGTCATCAAAGTCTGGAGTTACTACTTCTAATAGCCCGTTTTCTTTTGAAAATTTTTTTTCATCAATTGACTGAGGAATAGAGATATGTGGGAAAAGCTGAGATAGTGCGCCGACAGCGACTACTTTTTTGTCTTCAACTATGGCGTACATATTATCTCCTTAAACGTTCAAATCAGCGAATGCGTATGCACCGAATATTGTTGTGCCACCGTCTCTTGTCATGAAGTTAAGGACGGTTGTATTTGTAGATAGAAGTGGTGCTACGTTAGAAGCTCCTCCGCCATCCCATTTAATTGCCGCTGGCCAAGTAACTGTATAGCTACCGCCAGTCTTAATTTCTAATTGCCAAAATTGTGCTTTTGGCTCTCCTCCAGTTGCTGGAATATTTGAGAATGCAATTGTACAGTTTCCGCCAGCAATCATCTTAAATACATTTGCTAGTGCTACGTTGCATGTTGCAACTCCAGAAGCCGCAATTGTTCCAAGATCTAGTTGTGCTGAAGGCACATTAAGATATGGGCGAGCTTGACCATTAAGTGGTGCTTGAAGATATGTATATGTCCAAAGACCTGGTGTTACTTGCTGTGGGATACTTGTAATTGGCATGTTACTCTCCTCTGAAGTTGAATTCTGGCAGATCGTGAGGTCTTAAAGACTTTGCCTTTTCTTCTTCTTCTAATTCATCATAAGCATCTTGTGCCGCTTTAACACTGGCTGCTGCTTCGTCATATTCAATTTTTGCTATTTGTGCATCTGTCTTACCTGGGTATTTGTCTACAACTTCTCCATCAACAAGCGTAAATCTATGAAGGAGTTGAGTTTCAACAACTTCATGATCGCCGTGAGGATCAATTGCGACAACATTTGCTGGACCACAGAATTTGATTTTCATTTTTATTTCTCCTTTTTCTTTTACGGGTTTGACCAATGGGGCATTGATACAATATGCGGATACGTGGTAGAACTAGCATTTGTATCAAATTGGTAATAAGTTGTTACATTGTATGGCTGTAAATCTCCGTCATATGATAACGTAGTTCCATCAGTTCTTCTAAAGTTTGTTGCTGCTGAACCTGGATCTACAATATATAGATACGGTCCAGGGCCATCTGCGTTATTAGGGGTAACGCAAGAAATAAACTTGTCTTCTTTGAATGGAACAATTGCACATCCGTTTACAGATGTTGTATTTCTAAAGTAAAAAATCTTTGTTGGGTCTGCTGTATTAATTACGTGACAATTAATTCCAGAGCCGTAGTAATAGTATGGTGAATATGTTGCCATCCATTGGTTATCCCAAGTCATCATGTGCTTCATGCCATACCAGCTTTCAGACTGATCAATACCATATGAAGTAGTATTACCAAGGTTGACACCTCTATCATTGAATGTTCCAGTTCCTGAGTTACCTGCAGAGCCAGTAGATGCAATTGTAAATGTTCCATAGTATTGAGCATAACCATCATGATTAAATCGGCTAAAACCAATTACTCCATTATCACCCATTGTAATCTTCATGTGATATGAAGGCTCTGCTCTAGTGCTTCCTGCCTGTGACCAAGTGAAATCATAGAATGAATAATTTTTAGCTGTGCTTAAAATTCCGCCTGCTGCTGGTCCTGCTGTTTTTGCTTCTGATAAGAATGTATGAAGTGTTCCAGGTTTATGAGAAAAATTATTTAATCTATATGATGTGTTTCTCCATACGTGAATACGAATGTTGTTTGATGTATTTGATTCTACGACAGTAAGAACTTGAGTTCTATCATTATATGATGACATACCACGGTTTGTGCGTCCCGCCCAAGTTGCGTATGTAGCTGAGTTAAGGTCTACTCTATCTTGGTATCCGTAAGTTTGTCCTCTAAATCTAATTTGAAATTCTGAATCAGTTGTATAATGGCTAACACGCTGTCTGACACCTCTTGCGCCAATAATTGAGCCACATCTAATTAAATATTGACCTGTTTGATCTGCTCTATTAAACCAGTTTCCAGCAAAACCATTATTAAGGTTTGGTCGATACATTTGATGCCCATCTGCTGAACCCCATACAGTTGAACCGCCAAAATATGTTGTCACACCTCCCGAATCAAAATTGCCGTTTGTATAAGTATAAGATCTAAAATCTTCGTACCAGTTTGGCATGTTATTTAAAGCTGGATCCTGATATCCTGATAACCATCCAGGCATGTTGGCAGTTCCTATTGATTGAAGATCTGAATTAATAAAATGAAAACCTGTATTTGGCTGGTTATTATTATTAGTCCAAATTGCAAATGTTGGATAAGGTGATGTTTCAGTATTATCTATTGATGTTACTGATCTTGCAAATTTATTACCCAATGAGGAAATATTTGTATTAATATTTGTACTTAATGTAGCAACTGCTGCATTTGAAGTTGCAACAATTGGCGTAACAACATTAGATATAGCTGTCTCTAACCCTGGAACTATAATTTGGGAACTTGTGGTTGCTGTTGTATTTGGCATTTATTTCTCCTTAAACCGTTGTCCAGTGAGGGACTGTGCTTATATGTGGGTATTGAGTTGTATTAGACATTGTATCAAAACAATAGTTTGAAACTACGTTAAATGGTTGAAGGTCTCCACCATTTGCAACAGTTGAATTATCGCTTCTTCTTCCAAATTCAAAAGCTGCTTGTGGATTTACAGTAGCTAGGTAAGGTCCTTGTCCATCAGCATTTTGTACGCTGTAACACATTACAAATGAACTTTCTCCTAGAGGTACTGCTGATACTCCATTAGATGTATCTGCTATTCTCCAGTAGTAATACTTAGTTGGATCTGCTGTATTAATACAGTGTAAATTAATTCCACAGTGGTAATAGTAATATTGTGAGTAAGAAATTAACCAGTTATTATCCCATGAAATATTTGTTCTAATTCCATAACTATCACCTTGATCAATAGAGTAAGATGTTGTATTACCTAGGTTAGTTGTTGAATCTGTAAATGTTCCAGTACCTGAGTTTCCAGCACTTCCCGCATTTGATGGAACAAACCAACCGTATTGTTGTGCATTGCCTTGTGGTGAGTATCTTGAGAAACCAATTGTTCCATTGTCTCCCATAATAAGTCTCATTACATACGAAGGCTCTGATTGTGTTGATCCACCAGAAGACCATGTAAAATCATAGAATGAGTAGCTTACTGTTGCTGTTAATGATGGGCCTGCAGTTTTTGCACGAGTTAAAAAGTTACGCAAGCCTCCTGATTGATAATTCAATTCGTTTAAACCTGGATCTGTTGTATTTCTCCAGACATGCAGGCGAATTGCATTTGCTGTAGTTGATTCTGCAACTGCTAAAGTTTTTGTTCTATCGTTGTATGAAGACATGCCACGGTTTGTGCGTCCCGCCCAAGTTGCTAGCGCTGTATTATTAAGATCAACGTTATCTAAGTATCCTGTTACCTGTCCTCTGAGTCTGATTTGAAATGTTGAATCTGTTGAGTAATGATTTAAACGAGGACGAACACCTCTTGCGCCAATAATTGTTCCGCTACGCTTTGTAAACTGTCCCCATTGGTCTGCTCTATTAAATATAGCTGATCCATAGTTGCCAAATGTATTAAATGAATAAAGATGATTTCCTTCATGACCATTGAAGTTAGTTGCGCCACCAACATAGGTTGTATTTCCGCCAGCGTCAATGTTTCCGTTAGTATATGTCCAGCCTCTAAAGTCTTCATACCAGTTGCTAAGGTTTGATAGGGCAATATCTGTCCATCCACCTTGTCTGTTATTTAAGCGATTTGTTGAAACAACTTGAAACTCTGAGTTAATAATTGAATACCCAGCTCTTGCTGAGTTATTTTGATTTGTCCAAATTGCAAATAAAGGATAAGGAGAAACTTCTGTATTATTTCTTGAAGTTGAAGCAGCAGGAAACTTAGAGTTTAATGCTGCAAAAGCTGTTGGCAAAGAAGAGCTAAGTGTTGTTACGGCAGTATTTGTTGTAGTAACAATAGGCGTTACAACGCTTGATATATTAGTCTCAAACCCTGGGATATAAATTTGAGTGGTAGTAGTATTACTTGCCATTGTTTAGTTCTCCTTTAAATTTTAGTTATTAGACGTTATTGATCTTTACGCCAGAAATAAAGCTGCTGATTGTGTTTGCAGCCGATGCTGTTAATTGAATGTTTTCAGCGGTATTTAGAACCTGCTTGAAATCAAGAACAATTACTGCACGAGGTGGCACATCTAGTGTCTTGATTAAGAACTGTGATGCCATCTTCATTGTTACTGTTGCAGTAGCATCTGTCAAATTTGCAAATGTTACTGAGGTAATAACGTCAATCTGTGCTGCTGGTGTTGTATATACTGCAGTTTCTGATGCAGCTAATGTTCCAGCATAAAATCTATTTGGTAAACTTACTGTTGCCATATTAAATCACTCCCATGTTAGTATAAATTGTGTAGTTATCAATCGAAGATTGGATAGATGCAATGTTTGCAGTTCCAGCCGAGTTAACTGCTACGATCTGTGTAGATCCAGCTGTATTAACTTGTGAAACAGCTCCAGAAGAAGCTGTTTGAATTTCTGTTACCTTCGATGATGTAGCAGAAACAATATCATTTACGCCTAGGAGATTGCCCATTGACTCCAAAGCTTTTGCTAAGAAAACAAGGTCTTGTGAACTCAGGGTTGAGCCTGACAAGGCAGTTACCTTTGTCTTAAAAAGGTCGACCTGTGTTGTTAAACTTGAATAATCTGGCATTTTTTATATCTCCTTGTTAGTAAAGTATACCATAATGTCTTTTAGGACGCCTAGTAACTTTTCTAGTTTTTTTATTCGTCTAGCCCTTTTTCTGCCCTAATGGCAGCGTCTTGAACTTCTAGTTGTGCGACCATTGTTAAATGTGCCGCATTTTCTAAATCTAGTATTTGCTTATCAGTTTTACCTGAATATTTATCCTTTAGCTCTTCGCCATCTAGATAAAATCTATCTACTCTATTTGTGTTTAGATCTGTTTCGTATTCCCCATTTTCATCAAATCGTGGAAACCCTGCAGAATCAAATGTAATCTTTTTACTCATGTTGTCACCCATCTATCCATAACGTGTAGCGCTCCATACTGAGTGCTGTTGTAGAACGAATCAAACATATATCCATTGCTTCCAGTTAACGCTGGATCAATTGTTGCATTTAATGCAATTGCTGTTCCATCTTGATTTTTTAAATTTGTAAACATTTGTTTAATTGGAAGCCATGCCATTCTAACACCTTGACCCGAATCCATGTTCCACTCATTTGCTCTCCACATAAATGAACCTTCTCCAATTGGAACTAAAGAGCATCCATTAGTGGTAGAGTTATTTTCTGAAACAAATGTTTTTGTTGGGTCATCTGTTCTAATATAATAGCAATGGAATCCAGAACCGTAATAGTAATATGGAGCATAGCAGGCAACAACTGAGTTATCCCAAGTTATATTGTGGTTCATTCCGTAACGATCACCCTGATCAATGCCGTATGAGGTTGTATTATTTATTCTACGGTATGCAGTTGTAGTTGTTAACCATGTTGAAGCATCTGTTCCTGGAGTTGCTGATGGAAGATTTAATGTTGCATATTCTGTTGCATTACCATTTGGACAAAATCTAGCCATACCGATTATGCCATTATCTCCAACAATTACTCTTTTTCTATATGTAGGCTCTGATTGAGTTGATCCTCCTGAAGCCCATGTAAAATCGTAATATTTATAAGAAGCTTTTACTCCTGATGTTCCGCCTGTTTTTGCTTCTGCAAAGAAGTTATGAGCATATCCTGCTCCCATTAATGGGCTTTGTAAGCTTCTTCCATCATTTAAATTTTTCCATACGTGAATTCTATTTGTATTATTTGTTGTTGATTCAATCAAAACAAATGTTCTTGTTCTATCATTATATCCAACTTGACCGTAACCAGAACCAATACTTCCCCATGTTGAATAGGTAGTGCTGTTAATACCAGAAATTCTATCAACATAACCACCGCTTGATTCTGTTACTCCACGAATGTGGAAACGAATATCAGCATTATCTTGCCAAATGCTATATCTTGGACGTACGCCTTCTTTACAAATTACTACACCAGTTCTAGATTTATATGCACCCCATTGTGATGGAGCTTTTGCAAAAGTATTTCCAACCATATTATACGTTGGGAATCTAAAGTGTGCACTACCCCATTGTCCATTTGACCAGCATGCCATATTTCCATATGCTTCTGAGTTTGAAGTATAGTTAGATTGTGTCCAATAGGCTTGACCTGAAGTTCCACCTTGACCGTTGTTTTCATCACCTGTCATAATTTCTGCTCTACCGTGACCATAAACAGTCCAGCGTGTGTCCTGATATACAGAGTTAATGTCTGCGTGTGGAGCACCAGCTCTTGAAGAAGCAATCATATTTAAACCACTATCATAAACTTGATATCCGCCTGCGTTATTGTTACCATCACCCCACCACCATTGCCATGTGGCAAATGTTGGAAGTGGTCCAGGAATTAATTCTGAGGTAGGAATCAAAAGGTTAGTCATGTTGCTAGTTGCTGTTGAACTAGATCCACCGAGTACTGTTTTTAAATTTGACATTATGATATTCTCCATCCACTTGTAGTGTTATAGTATGTTAGAGTAAATGATGCTGATGCTACATCTACAATTAAATCTTCGGATAAAGACTGTATAGGCTTACCGTTTCTTGCTATTGTAAAGTTTGTTGTTCCCGCTGTTCCTACCGCATCAACAATTGAAATTGAATCACCTTGATTTGGAGTTAGCGGAAGAGTAATAATTAAACCGTCCGCTGGAACTACTAATAGTCTATCTTTATTTACTGCTGTATATGAAGCAGTTACAACCGCCCATGCTTTCATAACATTTGGGCTAATTGCTGAATCTAGTCCTGTTACGGTTGACGATAGCTGTGAAATTTGTCCACCTGCAGTATTGACATAATTTTCTACTGCACCAATTCTTGTGCCATATGAAACATCTGTAGCTTCAAGAGTTGTTAATCTACTTCCATTAGCAGATGCATTTATTGTTGTAATAGCTGCATCTCTTGCTGTATTTAATGCTGTAATTCTATCATTTGTAGCAGCTAAAATATCATTAACGCCCATAGACTGTGCTAAAGTGTTTAAAGCTGAAGCAAGTAATACTAAATCATTCGCACTTAATGTTGAAGATGTAAGAGCAGTTACTTTTGTCTTAAACAAATCAACTTGTGAGGATAACGTTGTATAGTCTGGCATTTTTTCTCCTAAGCCTGTGCTTCAGTCCATGAAATTCTAGCAAGAATATTTGCAGCACCTGATCCAAGGTTTGTTGCTGTAACTGTTAGAATATCTGGCCCGTTAGGGAATGATGGGTTTGCCTGTGAACCATTTCCATTAAGAATACAGTTTGCAAGGTCTCTAACTTTTCTAGCATCAAATTGTGTAACTGAATAGTTAGTGCCACCAGCATTTTCTGTATAGAAAGCAAAGATACGATCTCCGCCAGTAACGGTGTTAGTAGGCGATGTAACTGGTGCTCCAGTTCCACGAATTCCTGTACCATCATGGTAAATTACCTGTGCTAAAGAACCAGAACCAACTCTCACTGCTTCCCATTCTGTAGGAATTACAATACCGTTTATGGTTGCAGGATTTAGAATTCCTTCAACAAGGAACTGTCCTTGTGAAAGTACTCCTACTGAGTCTAACTTCATCTGCATGCGGTTTGCAAGTTCACGCATTCCAAAGTTTCTAGCAAGACCATTATCCACTGATGGTGCCACTCTAATTGAAATAAGTGGACGTGGTGTTGGAGTAGTTCCGAAGGTCTGAACTGCTGTACCATTAGGGTTAATATTTGCAATTCCTTCATCTGCTCCTGATAGTGGGAATGTAAATGTTGTTCCACCTACTGCTGTTATTGTAAATGTTCCATTATATCTACTTGATGCAGTAATTTGACCTCCAGTTACTGCTTGAAAACCAACGGCGGTTGCTGTTTTATTAAAAGCTACCTGAGTTGCTGAAGGTACAAGAGCTACTGTATAGGTACCATTGAATGTAGAATCTACCCCAGTTACCGTAATTGATTGTCCAACAGTATAAAAATGTGCTGTAGAAGTATTTAAATAAGCAATATTATTTGTAAGCTGCTTATAAGTTACAGTTGCAATATCATTTACACCAGTAATTGTAACTGCTGTTCCTGCTGCAAGTGAGTGTGTACCTGATGTAGTCATTGTTGCTACGTTTGATGCAGCTTGTCTTTGAATTAATGTTGCTGAAATTGTTCCAGATCCACCGACTTGAATATACTTCTGCATACCTGCGGTAAAGATAAATGATTTATCATCATTAAATCCACCATCCATAATTACTGATGATCCCCAGTGAGACATAACTGGTGCACATGTTTGAGAAATTGTTTGTACTGAAACTTGTGCTGTTCCTGCGCCTCCAGGGATTGTAGAGTCTGGTGTAAAGTTTACTTGTGTTGCTGTTCCATAAAGGTTTACTGTGGCGCCACCATAAACAAGTGGCTGTGCAACTCTTCTTACAATATTTACTGCAGTTGCTTGAAGTGATGAGCTGTATGCACCAATTGATGTATACTTACAAATTTCAAAATTTGCTCCATCTGAAATTTTTAAATATCCATCTGATGGCCAAAATGAAACATCATTTACATAAATTACTGTATCTTGTGGATAAAGGACTGAGCCTGAAACTCCAGATCCTCCAGCAATTAATTTAGCAGAGTTAAGAGGCTCATTAATGGTTTCATATCTTGCTGGCAAGTTACCTGATCGCATATATGCGGCAGTATTAATATTATTTTGAACCATTTTGTGTGCCCAGGCAACTGCACCTTCTGTGGTTCTCATTCCAAATCTAATTGTTCCAGCACCATACCATGAATAATCAATGTATGTCATCTGCATTTTTGCAATGTCTAGATTATAGCCAGAGGGTCCTGTTCCATCCATTTTATCAACATTCCACTTTGACTGCGGAACTTTTGTAATCTGTGTCTTTAGGTAAGCAGAGTTTGATATGCTTGGGCCTCTATAGGCTGGTGAAATATTTAAATTAGTATCTGAGTTAATTTGAATAACTCTATAAGATTGTCCTCTAACTACAATCATATCTCCAACCAGTAATTGTTTTCTAAATCTAGTATTAACACCAGTTATAACGCTTGAATATTGTGTTGCTGCAATTTTTCCATAAAGTTCTTTGTTTGAGAATCTTCTTACAGCATAAATTGTTTGTCCATCATATTCATAGTAAAATCCATTTTGATCATCATATAGTCCAGCTCTTGTTGCTGAGCCTTTCCACTGATAAGCTGTTACATAAGAATTAACTCCGCCTGGAAGCTGATCAATTGCTGAAATTGCTTGTGTAAATGTTTTTTGAATTTTAATTGTTTGTGAATCTACTACTTGATCAACTACTGCTAAACCATTAAATGGGTTGTATGCTCCATTTGTTTCAACTCCTTCAATCTTAACTGTTGCTCCCGCTTGAAGATTATGATCTTGAAGTAAAGTAATTGTTATTGTATTTGATCCTAGGAGTGTGCTTGAAGAAGCAATATATGAGATATCAAATGTAGGAGTAAATTTTGTTCCTGTTGAGAACTGAATTGATTTTCCTGACTGATATCTAAAGTATGCACGAGTCTGTCTAATTGTTTGTGTTCCGCATACGTTATTTCCTGTTGTTAAAATAACTCCACCATCAAATGGTCTATGCTCAACGTATCCTTCTGGCTTGCAATAAAGGCCTATACCAGATGTGCTGACAGCTCCTACTGGAACTGATCCTGAAGCTAGGAATGAAAATGAATTTACTGCAGATACTACATCAATTAAAAAGCTTCCATTAATTGGACTTCCTGAAGGAGCCGAAACAAGAATTGGTGTTCCTGGAAATAATCCATGCGGGTTTGTTGTTACAACGTTAATTCTAGATGTAGTTGCACCATCTGATGTTGCTGACCATGTATTTAATGAGCCAACGACTCCACCTGGGATATGAGCATTATCAAAAATGCCTCCACCATAAAGAGTTGTCAATACACCATCCTGAACACTTCCACTAACAACGCCTTTTGCTGTGTATGTAAATGTTAATGTATCTATTACTGTAATTAAAAATGTTCCATCTGTTAATGGATTTAAAGTTTCATTTAAGCTAACTACGTCACCAGTATTTAGTGCGTGTGGAATTGCAGTAGTAACTGTAACTGTAGATCTTGGAGATTGTCCTCCTCCAATAATAGACACTAAATCTAATGAGTTACCTCCAGTGTTTCTTGCAAAAAATGTTGGGTAGTTATTTTGAAGAGAAAGGGATTCCCACTTGGAACCTTGTACACCATACTCAAAGTCTGTATCAATTAAAGACTGAGGGTTAGAAGTTCTTAGCTTTCCAACAGCATCAATCATTGTTGGTTCTGGAATAAATGTCTCATAAGGCTCATCAACCATAATCTGAAGAGTATCTGATGACTGCATTGCCGCCGTGTTATATTTTAATACAATTGTTGTCCAAGGTTGGTTTGGGTCTGAAGAAAAAGAGTGTGTAGAAAAGCCAATTGAGGGGTCTGAAAAGTTATAAATAATTTTATTTTGTGTGATATTAGTAATTAAAAGAAGACGCTCTTTTTGAACAATTCTTGGAATTGTAATTGTGTATGTTGCTGGAGAAAAGATAATTCCTCTGTCTACGATTGATCTTCTTGCCATATTAGTTAGTCTCCCTTAGAAAATAAAACTTGTTGCCATAATTGTACCATTTATCTGTGCCAAAGAGGAAGTTAATGCATACTTTGGATAATAAATACCTAAATTCAATAGTGTATCTAATTCATATGCTGAAACTCTTTTTTGAATATCTGCTACAACTACATCTCCAATTGGTCCCGTTGGGCCAACTGGTCCCTGCACTCCTGGTTCACCTTGAATACCCTGTGGTCCTCTTACGTTTCCTTGTAATACCCATGTTGATGTTGATGAGCTATATGTATAGTAATCACCATTGCTTAAATTAATATAATTATCTGCTTCAATTAAATTTGTTAATCCCGCATTTTGTGGAATTGATTGAGCTGTGTATGTCTTTGATCCTCTTGTGCCCGCCACACCTGCAGCTCCAGTTGATCCTGTTGCTCCTCGTGGAATTCCAAAACTAAATACTGCTGCGTTTGCTGTTCCAGTATTTGCTACTGTTGCATTGCTTCCAGCTGCTAATGTTGTTACCGCTCCTGCTGAAATTGTTGCTGCTGTACCTGCTGGACCTGTTGCTCCAGTAGCACCCGTTGGACCAGGTCGTGATCCAGCTACGACTACCCATTCAGTACCATTATAACGTTTTAGTGACATATTTGATTACCTCTCCATTATTATACAGCAGTCTTTTATCAAATGCCCGCCCACAATAGAGTTTCTGCATCGTAATTTGGGAAGATTTTAACCCATTGGCCATTAGCCGCTACGTACAATGAACTTTCTGATGAGACATAGGCAATCATTCCAGAGTAATTGCTTGCTACTGGAAGACTGGCATAATTTGTTATTTGTGCTGCATTATATTTAAATAAATCAGAATAACTTAGAACACCTTCTTCTGTTGTTAAATCTAACCAAAATTCTGTTTGTGTTGGGTTAGGGGCGGTAGTTGAAGACAAAATTGATTGTCCACTTGTGTCATCAAGGTCTACCCAAAAATCTCCATCTACTGCAGAATAAGATGGCGGCTCATTATCTGAATATATTAAAGGAAGATCTGGCTCATCTGTATCAATCCAAATAGTGTCTAGGCCATAAGTTCCTTCTGCAGGTGGATTTGGACCTGCAAAAATAAATTCAGTTGATCCTGCATCATCATCTACGTCTATCCAAAGATCTCCATTTATTGTTGATCCGCTTGGTGGTGCAATTAAACCAATAAAAAATGTACTTGGAGGAACTGTTGTATCTGATGCAATTAATGATAATCCTCCACCGCCGCCAGATCCAGAAATATCTTGCCATAGCAATCCATCCCAAACTTTCAGTTTAGCTAAATTTGTATTGTAATAAATTTGTCCCAGTGTCGGTGTAGATGGTGGAGATGAAAGACCAATAATAATTCCATTATTAAAAGTATTTTTAGATGTCCATGTATTAGTAGAAGATAAAGATAAATCTGTTGCTATATATTCCCAAGTAGTGGTTAAAGCGTTCCAGACTTTCAGTGCTCTTGTATTTCCGCTTCTATACTCATCTGTATCAAACCAGAACTGCCCGTCTATGGGGTTTGAAGGGGCTCCTGCGGACATTACAGCATGAGATGCAGGGATGATAGCCTCTAAGATCATCTTATTGGCTGTATCGTCATATGTAGCAGTTATATTTGGATTATTGCCATGTGTGAATAGTGGAGCTAAAAAGTCTTGTACCTGTTCTTGTGTTAGTTGTGGGAAAGCAGTAAATATAATTTGATTATTTGCATCATCATATGTGGCAGTTACGTTAGAATGATTTGTATGTGTAAATAGTGTAGCTGCTGAATCTTGAACATTTTCTGTAAATTGAGGAAGGTTTGCTGTAGTTATTTCAAAGTTTAGTTTGCCAGTTGGGTCATCATATGTGACTGATAATCCAGATGATTCGGTATTTCCTGAAACCATTCCGCCAACTACATCTTGTACACCTTCTGTAAAGTCTAGTAGGTCGGTTGAATTATGAGCATGCCCTACATCTGACTTTGTTAATAGCCCTTGAATAAGTGCCTCATTTGAAGCCTTGCCCGCAAGTGCTGTAGTCATTGTTGCTGCAAAACTTGGATCGTTATTTAATGCTATTGCTATTTCTTTTAATGTATTTAAAACACCTGGAGCACTATCTATTAAAGCATTTATAGAATCTGTTACATATTGCTGCGTTGCTATAAAAGAAGTATTTACAGATAAAGTAATTGTATTGCCAGCATCATTATAGTCTTTTGTTATTCCGTATCCCGCTGTTAAAGACTGAGCAATTGCATCCATAACTTCTTCATCTGCATATGTAGCAGTAAGATTTAAAGTATTAGCTGTGTCATTATATGAGACAGATATTCTGGTATGAGTTCCATCGGTTATAAGCTTAGCTGCTTGATCTTGAATTCTTTCGTTTATATCAAGTTGGGATTGAGGTACAAATCCTGCAGCATCTAGGGAGGCAACGCCATCTAGTTGACCAACATCTGATTGCGGCACATATGTATTTGTGGCTGTATTACTTAAAGCACTAACTGAATCATCTACATATTGCTTAGTTGCTATTACGGTGGTATCTACAGATACGGTTATTGTGTTAGCGGCATCATTATAAACTTTTGTTATTCCACCACCTGCAGTTAAAGATGTAGCAATTGCATCCATTACCTGTTCGTCGCCATATGTGGCAGTTAAACTTAATGAATTAGCAGCATCATTATATGCAACAGTTATATTGCCATGTGTTCCTGCGGCTAACGCGGCAGCAATTGTATCTTGCGCCATTTCGTTGGTATAAATTTTAGATATTAAATCCCGAACCTTATAATCTATGGTTGCTGTATTTGTAGAGTTATCAACACCAAGTTTGGCTTCTAGGGCTTCAATTGCATCATTGGCATTTGAATGTTGAGCGGCATGGGATACAGATTGAACCGAATCAGTACCCGTAGGGTTAATGAGCTGATCTAGGGTAGTTGGAAATGTAATTGCCATATGTTATATTATACCCCTTGGTGGATTATTATCCTTTTATTTTTAGTTACTCAGAAACCACTTCAATAGCATCCCATTTACCAATTGGGCATGATGCATGTGGGAGTTTTGTTTTTGCAGCCATAAAACATCCACACTTTTTGCAAGTCTTTGTTGTTTGAATAAGCTCTGGGCAAGCCTTACAAATATCATATCTTTCAAGAGCAATTTCAATTGGGACTCTAGTTTTTGTAAGGAACATATCCCAAGGTCTTGCTTTCTTTGGTTCTTCAGACATTATTCATAGTCCTTTCTTTGCCAAAATTTTCTTTTATACATTGCCCCTGGCTGAGAATCCCATCTCCAAAAATCTTTGTAAAAATATGTATTTTGATCATCAATAGATAGTTTCCAAGGTTCTCTTTTAATTGGAATAATTTGTACCAAGGGGGTTCCTGCTGGAATTAATCCACTAAAACCCTTTTTCATAAAAAATGGAAAATTAATAATTACAGGATGAGTATCTGCATCTACAATTCCAGTCAGGCTATGAAATGGCAAATCTGTTCTATTTAATGGATGGGTTATTAAAAGACTATATCCTTTTGGTGCTTTTAAATGCCACTGATTGTTCCATTTAAATGGATGAGGATTAAGATTTTTATCTATTTTCATATTTTCTGTTTGAAAATCCATATGCTGACTAATTGGCTCTCCATAGTTTGCATTCTCTAAAAACCTTCCAGATTGTTCATCAAACATAAAATCAACATCTGTAACTATAATATATCCTGAAGTAAATGCATCTAAAACTGGTACACACCTTTTAATGGACATTTCTCCCTCAACAAGTGGAGCTATCGATTTAAACCAGTCTGGGATAAATGTTTTTGCTGGTTTAGGTGGAGTAAAATCAATATACCTATTAGCTGTCTGAGCTTTGAGTATCTTCTTCTTCAGTTTCATTGGCAACAAATTCTCCTGTTTCTTCTATATAATTCCAACCTATACTTACAAGGTAATCTTTTTCAGTTAAATCTACAATCTTAGGCTCGCTTGTTAAAATAGCCATTAGTCTTTCTTCTGTTCTCATTATTTCAACAACTTCGTCATCGAGCACAAGAGCAAGGGTAAATATTTTATTACCCTCGTGGTATTCTTTTGGTTTATTAAAAGAATTTACTTTAGGACTTCTTTTGTTAATTTTTTTTCTTTTAAACATTTAAAATTCTTTCTTTTTCCAAAACCTTTTTTTATAAGACCATGGGTATGATCCATTTTCATCTGGTGTACGCAAATTTTTATTTTGATCTTCTAATATTCTAGCATTAAAGGAGTCGTCTGTCCACATTTTCCATTTATCTCTTTTAAAGGGAAAAATTTGTACAAAAGGAGTTCCTTCTGGAATTGTTCCATTAAAATCTTCTTTAATAAAAAATGGTATGTTTCCATTTCCTTGAAAAGTATCGCTATCAATAATTCCGTTTAATGTAGTAAATGGTAAATCAAATCTATTAAATGGATGAGTTACAAAAGTGCTATAATTCTTTGGAGTTTTCCATGACCATTTACATGACCAGATAAAGCCCATTGGTAAATGCCCTGCTGGTCTTGGTATTGTTGCCCCAAGTTCTTTTGCACGTTCACCAACAAAATCGTCCCATCCTTCTGGACCATTCCATTTTACTTGAGTGTTACCTTCTTCATCTTTAAATATATGAATATCAAATGGAGTTAATATTTCATATCCGCTGGACATTATTTCCATGAACGGAATACAAGATTTCATTCCGTTGCCCATTTTGACACCATCAATGATCACTTCAGTTTCACCATTTTTCCACCATTGTGGAATTTGTGACCTTACTGGTTTAATTAATGGATAATGTTCACTCCATGGAATAAACTTTATTAACTTCATTAGACACCTGCGATGGCGTCGGCTTTAGAGTCTCCTGGAACAACTAAATCATTACATCTTACTACTTCTGGATTCAATATCCATAAAGCTGCTTGTGCTAAATTGACGTCCATAATTTGTTGAACGACTCCATCTACACATATTGCAAATTTAATTAATGTGGCCTCTTGATCTTTTGTTACAAAAGTCCATTGTGGGATTTCTATTGTCATTTTTTCCTCCTTTTAATATATAGATACGCTTTGTGCTGATATATCTTGATTGTAAGAGCTTGGATTAGCAATTATACCGTAATTGGTGTTAATCTTCAATCCTGTTGCTTGATGTATTAAATCAGAGCCTATTTGGTTTGTAAATAAAGCATCTGAATATGTTTTTGTTGTTACTGTGGCAGTTGAACCACCTTTTGCTGCATTTGTAATAATTACCCTTAATGATCTTATTACTGGATAAGATGTTAATGAGTCTAAAGTTTGAGATGCCACCTCAGTTAATACGTTTGATACATATTTAAAAATTTTAATTTTTCTAGGGTAAGTATCTTGATAGCTAGTGCAATTTCCGCCAGTCTGTACACAATTTTGTCCTGCTCCGCATGGATTGTAGCTATCTCCAGAGTAGTACCAATTTCCGCTTGCAGCAGGGGAACCATTTAAACAGTTATTCCAATATGATGGAGTGCCATTTAAACAGTTATTCCAATATGATGGAGTGCCATTTAAACAATTGTTCCAAGATGAATTAGATCCGTAGCGACATGAATCATAAACTGATGGACTTCCATTTAAACAATTGTTCCAGTTTCCATTTACCGTACCTGCTTTGCAACAAGAATTCATATCTTGTGTTGTCCAATAAATATATCCACCAACGCATGGATTTAAATAAGCACAAGAGTTATATGCATTATAGCCATTTTTACAGCATGAAACATAATAGCTTCCGTATACTAAACAGTTACCAAATCCCTTACAATTTCCTCCAGTTGCTACACAATTACCACCTGTTTTGCAATTATCATAATATTGATGAGCAGTTGTTGTGTATCCACAAGCAGCTTGAGGCTCATAATTTGCACAACTAGACCAATAGGAAGCATTTGTTCCAGCAGAACAATTGTCTGTATACCATCCACCAGAGCAATAATTTCCATTTGCTCCACCAGAGCAATTATCCGTATTTGCTCCACCAGAGCAATAACTTGTATTTGCTCCAGCACCGCAATTGTCTGCATTTGCCCAAGGGACATTTCCAGAATATGGGCCGCCAGTTGCAATGCAACCATTTCTAGCACCGCAATTATCAACAGCAGAATAAGTACCGCAATTTCCTGTTCCGCTTGAAATTTCTTGAGATGTAACAACTGCATACCAATTTCCAGAATCAGTTATCCACAGCGCTGCACCCGTCCCAATACCTGGGCTAGTAATGTCTATTGTAACATTTGGATTTGACATCGTTGTTGACAATAATGGATATTGATCTGGATTAGATGCTGACACCCTATTATTGCCCGCAGTCCATCCAGATCTTATTACTTTCCACCCATTTCTTAAACTATTTTGAAATAATTCTTGAAAAGATAAAAATCCTTTTAATCTTGATGAAGATACAACTGCTCTTCTTGAGCTTATTCTAGATGCCATTATGCGTCAATATCTCCTGTTAAAATCCAAGAGTTATTTGCTCGTTTTTCTAAAAATGCCGATGAATATTGTGTTCTTGTTTTTAAATATCCATCTGTTGAAACTATTGTAGCAGGGGAAGTAACAGAAATAATAAGTCTTCCAGCACCCATCTGTCTTAATTCTAAATTTGATCCAATTGGCCAAGTAGCATTTGTTGGGTCGGTTGGTATTGTAACTGTGACATCTGTTGCTGAAGTAAACTCTGTCATCTTTCCAGAATTAGCAGATGAGATTGTATATGATGTTGCGGCAGATGAAGTTGCGTATTTAACTAAATCTATATATAGTTTAGTTGCATCCGACACTGGTTTATTTACATCAGAAGTATTATCTACATTTCCTAGTCCAATATCTGCTTTTACTATACCTGTTGGCGATGCAATTGTTGGTGAGGTTAAAGTTTTATTTGTAAGAGTTTCTGTACCTGCAATTGTTACAAAATCCGCATCTGTCATAGCAGCATTAAATTGTGCTAATGTTCCAGTAAGAGTATTTCCGCCTATTTCGATTAATATTCTTGTTCCGCCACCAATAATAGCTATTCCAGAAGTATATCCAATTCCAGATGTAGCAACACTTATTACTCCTGTATTTGATATATTAATTGTTGCACCTGAACCAGGACTTTGTATTACTGGTATATTATTTTGTCCATAAAATCCAGATACAGTATCGTATTGTGAAACTGAGGTGATTCCATTTGATATTGAAATATTTTTATTTTTAAGAGTATCTTGACTTGTTGCAGTTATTTTTGTTCCTAGAGCTGTAGCTGTTGTAGCGGCAAAATTAGCATCTGCTCCTAGAGCATCGGATAGTTCTTTTAATGTATCTAAAGTTGCGGGAGCAGAATTAACTAGCCCTGAAACTTTTGTATCAGCATAGGTTTGAAGTTGTGTTATTGTATTTGTTAATTGAGCTTGTGGTACATATCCTTGAAAGTCAAGAGAAGCAACACCATCTATTTGACCAACATCAGATTGTGGAACAAATGTATTTGTAGAAGTATTTCCTAAAGCAGATATAGAATCATCTACATATGTTTTATTTGCAATTGTATTATCTACTGCCAATGTAATTGTATTTGCGGCATCGTTATAAACTTTAGTAATTCCTGTGCCTGCTGTTAATGCTGATTCAACTGCATCTTGTGCTAACTCTGTAAATTCACTTGGAAGAACATTTAAATATGGCAAAGCAGACCATAAAGATGATCCGTTACCAACTTTTAGTTTATTTAATGTTGTATCTAGTCCAAGTTCTCCTATGGATAAAACTTTAGTAGAAACATTCCATTGTGCAGTTGTTGCTCTTCTTATTTTTATTGTTACAAATGACATTATGAATTACCGCCATCTAATGTTCCAGCATTTGGTACCTGATAACTTTCTACTGAATAAATTGCTCCGTCATATGTATGAATATGATCAAGTAAACCTGTTATTGTTCCAGCGCCAACTGGATTCCAGTTTGTTCCATCATAATACTTTAAAGATGAGTCTGTTGTATTAAAATAGATATCGCCAATTCTTGCATTGGCTGGATCTACCGCTAAGGCTACTGCATGTAAGGGAACTAATCTTTGTACTGACATTTAAAACTCCCTTAACCAGTAATTACGACTCTGTATGCTCCACTTGCAGGTGCTGTTGCAAATCTTAATGTAATTGTATTTGTTGATGTGCGTTCAACATCTGTTTCAACAGTTGCACGAGATCCTGTTGCTTCAAACACATCTACCGAAACATCTGTTGTTCCTAAATTATGTGTTACAACTAATGCTGTTAGTGTTGATGGATTAGCAAGATCTGCTGCATATTTTCTTGCAATTGAGTGATAGTTTGTTCCATCATTTGTTAGTCCCCATGTAGTTGCTGCTTGGCTTGAACCCGCTGCTTCTCTCCACAAGATTTCTACATCTGATGATGTTCCACGCTCTACTCTAATACCTGAATCTACTGTTGGTGTTCCTGTAAAGTCGGTATTAAGATTAATCTTATTATCAACAATGTTTACCTGAGTAGTATTAACTGAGTTAATTGTTCCAGTTACATTTAAGTTTCCGCCAACTGTCAAGTTATTAGTAATTGTTACATCACTTGGCAATCCTACTGTAACGGATGCATTATGACCACTATTTGGAGAAACTGTTATTTGATTTGCAGTTCCTGCAAGTGTTGCTACATAATCCCCAGTTGTTTGAGTACTCAATGGGATTGAAATATCTTGTGCTGATGCAGAAGTTAATTGACCTTGTGCATTTACAGCTACTGTTAAGCTTTTATTTGAAGCTCCATATGTACCAGCAGTTACACCAGTATTTGTAATGTTAATTGTTTCTGTATTTCCAGCGTCATTATAAGTTGCTGTAATTCCAGTTCCACTTTGTACTAAAGCTCCAACAATATCTTGTACACGCTCAGCATTTAATGTTACTGCTGCTGATGTTACTGTAAAGTCTGTTGAATCAAATGAAGCAACACCCTTTTGAGATGAGGTTGCATTTTTTGCTGTAATTGTAATTGTATTATCTGTTACTGCTGTATCAATTGCGCTATCGCCAGTTACTGTTAATGTATCTGTTAGAAGATTTACTGTATCTGTACCAGTTTCTCCTGCAATGCTGAGGACTGTTGCAACATTTGCTTCACCTGCGGCAGTTAAACGACCTTGTTGATCTACTGTAAATGTTGGTATTTTTGTTGTTGAGCCATATGCACCAGCTGTTACTGCAGTATCATTTAATTTAATTGATAGGGTTCCTGCTGGGTCGTTGTATGTTGCTGTTAAACCTGTTCCGCCAGAAATTAATGCGCCAACTACGTCTTGGATGACCTCTGCAGATCCAGACATTGGCATCCATGGGCCGTTAGGAGAAGTGAGTCCATTGTAGTAATACATTGTATTGTTTGTAGTGTCATAGTAAACTTGGCCTGCTACTGGGCTGGATGGTGCAGCACTTAAATTTTGAATTCGGGCATTGAGCAGCTCATTCTTGTTGAGGTCAATGTTGGTTACAAATAATCTTGCCATTTTTTATCTCCTTTAGGACAGATATGCTGTCCCTGAAAATGGTTGTGCCATCGTCAGTGTAATTTGGTTAATACTATTATAGTCTATTCCTGTTTCTAATATGTCGCCTGCAGAATTTTTTACAGTAACATTTGGGTTATATCCCAAATTATGTGTTATTGAAAGGCTATACACCCCAGATACTGGACCTGTTATTTGAGTCAACATAAATGGATATGTAAGTGTTCCTGCTGTTAGAAGGTAATTTGCAGCTCCCACCCATGTAAAATCTGAAGGCTTTGGACCGTAAAATCTTGTTGTGTTTTTATCGTAATAAAAATCTCCTTCAAGACCAAGTGTTTCTGCTGGAACCCCTAAGCCATTAAGTATAGTCTTTCCTCTTGGTCCTTGAGGGCCAGGGGTGGAAATAACTACATCATTTTTGATTTCCGTTACTATTATTTTATCTGTCATACTGTAACCGATCTACTTAAAGACAAAAAGCCTTCAAGTAATTTTATTTTGCTTCCGTTGCTATCTGTTATCATAATATCATAAGCTGACTTTGGATAAAATAATTTATTTGTTTGTGCTGGTGTCATTTTAATTGTTAGTTTACCAGCTGTTGGGTCTAGTGAGATTCCATCTGATAAATTAGGGGTTGATAAAGTAAATGCTAATTTTGTTCCGCCTTTTGTATCACGTACTTGCATTTTTGCTGAGGCTCCAACTAGGCTTATTGGCAAATCTTGATTGTCTTTATATTCTACAACAAACGAAAATGTTGTATTTTGATCTACTTCAAAATTTTTAACCGCTGACATTTTTACTCCTAGAATAGGAAAACTCCTGTACTAATTTTAGCACAGGAGCAGTCCTAATAATGAAATTACTTTGATTCTGAAACGAATCCAAATTCCTTATTACTTGGGCTTAGAGCCTTAAGAATAACTGGTGCCACTGCGGCAAACCCACCCATCAAAAGATCTCTTGGACTGGTATTGCCAGTCATATATAAAGCAATTGCTGCTGAAAGAAATGCACGAGCATAAGTTCCAAGCGCTGCTAAAATCTGTTCTGTCATAACGACTTTCCCATCTTTGTTTAAATCTGCTTTTGCAAATTTAGCCATTTTATCATCTCCTAACAGGACACGGTGCCCTGTAAATTTGGTTTTTAAACCAATACTATTCTACCACTAAGCCGAAATATCTACAAGCTCGCAATTTCCGTCTGAGCTGCATGCAAGCGTGGCATTTGTAGAAGTTCCGTCTTCTGTCTCATAAAAAGATAAATCTTCCCAACGAATATCTTTGGGCATCTTTGCCACAAGGTCATTATATTCTTTTTCTGAAACTTCTTGATATGGGGCCTGCTTATAAGAGTGATCTGAATGCGGCAGGAATGAGATTCCAGATACCTCATCAAAATGCTTATATACCCAAGCGCCAACTTCCATCCATTCATCTTCTTTTACAGAAACAGTAATAGATGGCTTATGTTCACACCATGCACGTTGGTAAACAAGCCATATGTTTAGGTGTTCAATAGCAGTTAAATCATTTCTAACAATTGCACCCTCTGGTGCTTTTATTGGGAATGAGAATACGTATGTATCGTTTGGTTTCATAACATCATCTTCTACGGGAATTCCGACTTCCTTTAAAAATGTAGAAATTGGATCTCCTTTTGCCCCACGAACTGTACGAATGTAGTATGGGGAATGCCAGGCATGCATTCCTGAAGATACCCCGACCAATTGAGATACTGTTCCTGATGGCTTTACACATGTAATAGCTGCAGACTCAGGAATCCCAATTTTCCCAGCCTCATCTTTATTCTTTGCTCTTGCTGACTCTCTAAGAGTCATTAAGAATGCTTCTAATGAAACAAGATCTTCTTTACCTGACATAAATTTATGCCCAAATTGTCCAGTCAAAGAGACACCAAGTAGACGTTCTTCTTCTGTATTGTCTTTCCAAATCTTACGGATATATTTAAAATCAGTAAGAGTAGATTGCCATGTGCCAAGAATGGTTGCAAGTTCTACTTTACGCTGAATATCTTTCTTTGTATCATTTTCACGTAGTACGACTTCTGAAAGGTTACAAAACTGATAAGGACGTAGGATAATTTCTGAGCACGGGTTAGTTCCATAGTGTATATCTGGATCTCTTCTTCCATACTTGACTGCTTGGGCTTGAGCTGCGGCCACATTGTATATGCCTCGTTCTCCTGACTTTGAGTCATATAAAGATTTCCATTCTGCAATAAATTGCTCCATGTCTGGCTTGCGTGAGTACGCAACAGAGTTATTAGATAAAGCACGTTGTGTATTTGCTTCCCACCAGTTACCTGATTTAGCCTGTGCCATTTCAATATCGTTAATGTTAGAAAGAGAAATCATTGCTGAGCGACGAACGCCTCCTACAACAACTACTTCGCCAATCTTGCACATAATATCGTGACATTCAATTGGCTTAAGATTTCTTCCTGTAGCACTTTTAAATTTTGCAATTGTAAAATCAAATAAATTGATAAGTGGTTGTGGACCTGATGATCTTCCGCCCATAGTTTTAAGTCTTGCACCTGCGGGACGTACCTTAGAAACATCAATTGCTGGAATTTGTCCTGACCAAAGTAGTGCAAGCAGCTCACGATACGCTTTTGCCCAGCCTTGCTTTGAATCTTCTACTGTAATTACTGTAGTTGATTTTTCAAATGACTCTGGAACGGCAGGAAGTTTATTAATATACTTATACTCAACAGAAAAACCTACTCCTGTTCCACACATAAGAATGTACATGGTTTCGTCAAATGTACGTGGTGAATCAACTGGAACAAATGCACAGTTATACCCTGCAACATTGTCTCTTTCTAATGCTACTCCTGAAGTCATAACAGAACGCATAGACGGCATAACATTTCGTTCAAATACACCATTTTTTAATTCCGCAACAAGCTTCTCATCTGGAATATAATTATAATTTTCTTTTAGGTGATTTAACATAAAGCCAAAGTATCTATCTACTGTCTCACCCCATGTCTCACGGCGATTATCTTCTGATATCCATCTTGCATATCTGGATAACGCAATGAAATTTTCGTAAGGGTTTGCAATAGTTCTAGACATTTTATAATACCTTTTTCTCCGCCTGGCGGTTAATTTAAATTTAGTGTGAAGATCCTATTCTACCAAAGAACTATTAAAAGGGAAAGGCCTAAGAAAATTTTTCTACTAAATGTTTAAAAGCTTTCTTGGTCAACTGATCCCAATTATAATCTTCATGTATTTTAGTTGACTGAGCAAAATAATAACCAGAGTAGGCATTATAATCAATAGTTACTTCACGCATTAATTCTTCTAAATGTTTTGCATCTGGTTTAAACATTTTTCCAATGTAATCATCTCCAACAGATTTGGGTAGAGTCTCATCTGTAAGTTTAGATTTTAATTTAAGTGGTCCCATGTAGTCCACATAATGAGACCAATCATATGTTGATATAACTGGCATGCCTGTTGCTAAACCTTGAAGCGGGATAAACCCAAAACCTTCTCCCCATGTAGGATATAACAAAACATGATGACTATGATATAAAGAAACAAGATCTGCTTCTTCTAATTCATCTGTGATTAAAGTTATATTGCCATATGCTGCTTCTGGACTAAGAAAATTATTATTTTTATCATAAACTCTAATAGTATTAAACTTATGAGCTTTAATAGTTAAGTGATAATCTGGGTTCCCGCCAAATAATTTAATAAAAGTATCTACTGCTAGTTGTCCATCTTTTCTTGGAGATGGTTCTCCAATATGTAAAAATTTAAGTGGTTGTCCTTCTCTAACAACTCTACGTCTTGGTTTCCAAATATCTTCTATGCCATGTGGATAAACATATATTGGTTTAATAATTCCATTGTCTTTAAATACTTGTGCACACCAATTAGATGTTGCCCAGACTTCATCGCATGCGTTAAATCTTTCAATCCAATCAGGACGCATAGCTGTTGATTCCCATGGAGTATATCCAATTTGATATTGACTTCTATGCAATTTGTAATGATGTGGTTGAGTAAAGTTTAATTGAATACTAGATTTAGGATTAGCAAAAGATACAGCATGTCCTAAATTATTTAATGATTTAACAATATTTTTTCCCGCATAGCCAAAGCCAACAGCAGGATTTAACCCCGCTTGAATAGTATAATAAGATATATTCATGTTTTCTTTCTAGTTGACTGGCTTGACAGGTTTATCCTATCAATGTTATGATTATAGTTCGTTATCTCTAGAGGAGGAAATGCCAATGGAGAAAATAAAACAACAGGTAAGCGATTTGGCTCACAATGTGGTTACAATAGTAATGATAACATTATTTATGTTTCCTGTACAGTCAGCGAATGCCTTAACAGTAAAACCTTTAGTGAAAACTGAAGCCCAACTAAAGCAAGAAGTCTTAGACAAGTTCAGTAATGCAAGTTACGGTCCGTCTGAGATGCTTACAGATGAAGAGTTAAAACAATTACTTGAAACTGTAGGATTCGAAGGAGCAGGCCTTAAAAAAGCTTGGTCAATAGCAAAGCGTGAATCTAATGGAAGACCGCTTGCATATAACGGGGATAAGAAAACTGGTGATAGTTCTTACGGATTATTCCAGGTAAACATGATTGGAAATCTTGGTCCTGAAAGACTAGAGAAATTCAACCTAAAGAGTAACAAAGAGTTATTCGACCCAGTAACTAACGCAGAGATAACGTACTACATGACTGATGGCGGCTCAGATTGGTCAAGCTGGAAGGGTATGACCCCAAAGGCTAAGGAATGGCTTATGCAATTCCCAACTGATGCAAAGAAGTAGGAAGTAATGCAGATACAATATGTATCTAAGTACATAGCCTTATCAGAAGAGGGCCTTGTTCCTAGACTTGAATGTCCAATGGATCAGGGCTCTCTTTTTGCCAATATGAACTTAGAAGATGAGATATACTTATATTGCTTATCTTGTAACTATAAAAATACTATTGGGACAGAAGTCTATAATAGAATTATGAATTCTTTGAATGGAGTTATATAATGACTGAATGTAAATGTGGCGGAAATTGTGGATGTAGCACTACTGGATTTACCAGTACAACTCCAGATTTCCCAGCAAATTTTGAATCCTCAATGTGGAATCAAACAACAATGCTAGATGATGAATACTTAGACCTAAATGTTTTTGACTCAATTCCAAGGGACGGTCAAATTGGATAATTTAGAAAATATTAACTCGGTTCCAGAGCCTAGTGAGCTAGAGGATAACCTACCTATGGTTACCTACATTATGCTTCATAGGATCTATGACCTTTTAACTTTAATTGCCAATAAATTTATTGATGGTGAGGAAGTATCTAAGATGATGGAATATCACGAAAGAGGATTTCTTCTTGGACCTGCCCCAGCATATGCTCCTCCTGTAGAAGAGTATAAATCTCCTGAAAATGCTTGACATATAAAATAACCTGACTTACAATTAAGATGTGTAGGTGACGGCAGCAATGTCTCCCTATATAATGTGTAGCAATACACTAGAAAAGCCCAATCGGATCCGCCTCTGATTGGGATTTTTTCTTTTTAGGTGTATAATTAGATACAGACTTATATATTTCAGGAGGACTTATGATACGTAACAAAAACCTAACGCTCTCAGGAACAGCACAAGAGCTAACAATTGCTGACGGAATTGATACAGCAAATACAATTTCAATCCAAAATACTCATGCAAGCCTAAATGCCTACATTGGAAATGAAGCAGTCACTACATCATCATATGGTGTTCGGTTAAAGGCTGGAGAAGCAGTAAGCTTTGACCTTAATGCTAGTGATAGGCTATATGCGGTTGGAGATGCAGGAACAACTCTAGCAGTTTTAATTATTGAGGCTTAATTTAAATGCCAAAAATAAGATATTCAGCTTCTAATAAAAAAACCAAAACACACGGAAACCTATTTACTAAAAAAGGTGTTTCTTTTCCTTTAGTTTCTGGTGGAATTTTGCACTCAGATGAAACGTACTATTATAGAAAATTTTTAACATCAGATAATTTAGTTGTAACTGGAAGTTTAATTGCAGACATACTGGTAATTGCTGGTGGTGGATCGGGTGGATGTTATGGAGGAACTGGTGGAGGCGGAGCAGGAACAATATCATATTATGATTTACAAAATTTATCCACTGGTTCTTATGCGTGTCAAGTTGCAGCAGTTTCTGGAAGAGCTGGAAGATATGATGGAGTTCATGAAGGCAATCCTTCACAATTTGGTTCTTTTGATTCTGTAATTGGTGGTGGACAAGGTTATTCTAATGGATATGGCGGAGGATATAACGGAGGAGAAACTAGAAACGGTGGAAGTTCTGAACGTGGTGGTGGTGGAGCAAGTGGTCCATCATTAGAGCCGCAAGGTGGGTATTATTATCAACAACGGTGGACTGTTGGAAGAGTTGGTGGTGACGGAATAAATACTTACGCATCATGGGCATCCGCAACTAATACTGGTGTTGATGGATACTATGCAGGTGGAGGAAGCGCATACGGATGTGTCTATTTTGAAATACCTGGTGGTAAAGGTGGAGGCGGAGCGGGTCAACATCCAAACTACTACTGTAATGGTAGCGGTGATGATGCAGTTAGCAATACTGGATCTGGTGGTGGCAGTGGTGGAAACTATTACTACAATTTAGGTGGAAGTGGTGCTGAAGGATTAATTATAGTTAGATATACTCGTGAACAGGTTGGTGGATAATATGGCACATTGGGCAGAAATAAATGAAAATAATATTGTTGTAAGAGTACTTGTTACAAACAATGACTTATCAAATGATGGAAAAGATTTTGTAAACTCTATTGGTGGTACATGGATTCAAACAAGTTATAACTCTACTATAAGAAAAAATTTTGCTAGTCCAGGAATGAAATACGATTTAGATCGTGATGCATTTATATACCCTAAGCCATTTCCATCATGGACTTTAAATGAAGATACATGTAGATGGGAAGCACCTACGCCGATGCCAATTAATGATAATCAATATAATTGGGATGAAGCGGCTGCAGCATGGGTTGTATTAGTTATTGATCCTGTTGATGTAATTGAATTAGAAAAATAGACAATTAACTCATATAGTGCAATTAGTGCGAAAAAAAGTGCGCCGAAAATAGAACACCATCTTTCCCATATGTGATCATTTGCAGAATATGCCTTACACGCCCTCTACGGGGTCTTTGAGCCCTTGAAGGGCCATAATTGGTATCTCCGATACAAGAGGCCTCTAAAAGGGCGGGAGAATTAAGATTCGGACTTAAAGCTTTTAATATATAGACTAATAGAAGATAATATAACCAGAAAGATTACTGGAACAAATAGATAATATACGCCAAGATAAACTATATTTAGTATAGACCCAAGAAGAGAGTTAGAACTGTTCATTGTCTATATCTTCATTAAGGTCAAAATCAAAGATATCTTCTTGTTTCCCCGCCCATTTTAAAAATTTAGACAAAGCTACACCTGATAAGATTGCTGTCGCAATTATCGTTAATAAAGCATAAATTTTTTTCATATAATATTATACCATAATCCTAGTCAACTGAGATATTATTAGCATGATCTAAACAATAATAAATCATTTTACCATCTAGTGTTAATTTAGAAGTATATGATAGCTTCTGGCAATATGTACAAAACTTCATGCTATCTTCTTCCCGTTTTTTCTCATATGAGTTCTCACTCTGTGACAGTTTGAACAAACTATCTCACATTTGGCTATTTCTTCATCTAATCGTTTCTTAGATAACGTATTGATTAGTTCCGCCACGTTTGCTTGCTTGGTTCCTCTAACATGATCAAAGTCCATCATGTAGTATGGATAAGATATCTTGCAATCCATACATGGGTTCTTTTCTTTTAAATCTTTTAAATATTGTGCCAGGTGCTCTTTTTGTTTCTTGATCGATATCTTCTCTGGAGACATACCTTAATTATATTACAAGTTTTTTATGAGTTAACAATTTCTGTAGTATTAATTAAAGTCTCTACCTTGTCTGCTACAAGTACACCTTGACCTGAAGTTAAATTTTCCATAGCTTGATTTTCATCTACAGCTAATACATTAACCATAACTTTTACTTCGTATGTATAAACGTTCATTATATATCCTAGTCGACTACTTTATAAGATTCTATTAAATGTTAATAAAATATTTTTTTAGAAGTATAGCTTCTATATTTGTTTTTATCTTTTTAATGATAACTTCCAGAATTTAAGCATACAACCCCTATACCCCTTTTACACTTTCTAAAAGAGAACCCCGAAATGATCAGAGTATAAATCCGCCATTCATCGGTTGAACCATAAGGCCATAGCTTTTATCTGAAAGATATTGTAGAATACAACTTCCGTCATCATCGCACTTGGAGTTTAACCCCTTGATATTATCTCCGAAAACTGTCCAAGGTTTACAGTATAGCATTTG